CGACGCGTACGACACAGTTGGGTCATCATTCGAAAAAACGATCGATGAATTGGATGAATTAATAGCCAACATAGAAAACGGCGTGTACGATAGAGGATTGGATGACCTAGACGGGGACGAATAAACCACGTATCGATATCGAATCGCGATCGGGGTCATGTCGACCCCACGCCGCGTTGATGTCCATATAGAGGACCGTTAGTGGTGGCCACCCTTCCATGTATTTTTAGATCGAATACGGATTTTCGCATCGACGCGTATATACTTATATATTATAAACAACCAATGTTATGGATAAACCAAGCAAACAACGAAAAAAAGAGTTAAAACAAGAATATTTTGATAGGCCCCGTCCCGTCCCAACACAAGAGGAACTAAATGAGGACCATAGCTACTATGATATCGATATTTTAGAAAAATTCAACAAACCTATCCACGCTAAAATCGAAGAATGGCAAGATAGGTACAAGAATGCAAGTAGTTGGATGGGAAAATGGTATTGCCAGTTACAAATCGACAAATATAGAAATAAGTTACACAAATATATTGACAAATGAAACAACTAACACGCGAAGAAGCACAATTTCACGTCAAATTGTCAGATAGATACGATCCTATATACGTTTGTCGTAACGCACATGCGTATCTTCTCACACCTTGCACAGAGAAGGGTTGGGAAGGTTGGGAAGATGTGAATTACTACAGCGAAGCAATTTTTGATGCGTCGGGATCTATACGTAAGCCCGAATGGATTTACGTTTTAGTCAACAGATCCATACCGGGAATGTGTAAAATTGGGTTTACAACTACGTCTGTTCCCAAAAGAACCAAGGAAATTAACCAATCTACGGGAGTTCCCACACCATGGTTCCCAGTTTTCTCATTCAAGTGCGTAGGAGCCCGTTATTTAGAGGAGGAAATCCACCAAAAGCTCGAACAATTCCGTGTTGCATCCAACAGAGAAATGTTCCAAATCGACTCACTTACCGCGCAATCTGTGGTAGAAGAACTAGGACAACGGTTTATTGTTAATATCCCAGCTGATATTATGGAGGAAATTAACAAAGCATCCACCGACGACGTAGAATCTGGCGATAATTCCGCCGTATAACCCGGATTTTTTCGTTACCTTCATCTTATAATATATTTTATTATGTTTGTAAAGGTAGCCGATTTAGTCGACAAGAATGACTATATAGTTATGGATGAAGACGGAATGTTCTTCGCCGGTATGATGTTTGGAGAATTTGTTTGGACGTATGATATTGCGGAAGCAAAACCAATCCAAACTGAATCTCAATTAATAGGTTTAAAGAGATGGTCCCAAAAGAATTTAATATGGGATTCCATCTCAACCCCTCGTGCTAAGGGTATAAAGCCACGAAAAAAGAAGAAGTTATAAGAAATTGCGCGGGGCGCGTATATACATATATAAATGATAATAAATGAAAAGTTTAGACGCTAATTTGCGAGATATTCAAAAACTAGAAAAAGAAATATCCGCTATCGAGAAAAAAATCACTGTCGACCTTAGTCCAATCGTAGACATGATATTCAACACAACCGAAGTATTTGGTGAGTTATTTAAACAAGATGAACAAGCAGAGTACGCTGTTTTGAAAACTATGACTAAAGATCAAAAGGAAGAAATGATTCGCATGTTTGAGGACCAATACATTCCTATGCTCACTCAATTCAATAAACCCGAGAAATTAATGGAAGTTAAAGGTTATATCGAAATTTTAAAGAAAAATTTGGCTTCGTAAGAAAGAAACCGTAACTTCAAACTCGCAATATGAAATTAAGATTAGTGTTATATGGATTGAAAGATTGTATATATTGTCAATGGTTAAAAGGGGCTTTGCAGAAAATGGAAATTGAGTATGAGTACAAGGAAGCAGATGAGAAAGATGATAGAAGGATTGCAAGTTTAACAGGTGAAGCAGCCTATCCCCTTTTAGAGGTCCATTTGAACGATACTATACATTACATCACACCTTCGGAGGAGTACTATGGTACTTCTAAACGCGTTCATGTATTCAATAAGGTACAAGACGCACTTGAGATACTATTGAAGATCTTACAAAATAAATAAGTTATGCTTACACCTGAACAAATCCAATCGAATTGGAATATCTTTATTTGGAACATTAGGAACTATATCTCTCCTGAGCGAGCAGATAAGTTACTTGATTTCTACCTTCAACATGAGGAACGTTTTGTTATGATGCCTGCCTCTAATAAGGCACAATATCATAACTGTTTTCCTGGTGGGTATGTAGATCATGTTAATCGTGTTGTTACTGCTGCTTTGAAGATAGACGCTGTATGGCGTGAGTTAGGTGTATTTGATACTTACACTACTGAGGAACTAGTTTTCGCTGCTATCAATCATGATCTAGGTAAATTTGGTACTCCTGAACAGGCGTCGTACATTGAACAAACTGACCAATGGAGACGAGATAAACTGAATGAAACATATATGTTCAACGATAGACTAGAATATATGTCTGTTCCTGATCGTGGTTTGTGGTTACTAAATGAAGCTGGCATATCAGTGACAAAGAATGAGTTGCTAGCTATTAAGTTACATGATGGATTGTATGATGATGCTAACAAGCCTTACCTATTATCTTTCATGCCAGAAACTAAACCTCGTACTTCAATCATTTTTATTCTACATCAGGCCGACTTATTAGCTGCTCGAGTTGAATTTGAACGTGAATGGTTACCTAAATTATTAAACAATAACAATACTAAACCAACCCCTAAACCTACAACCACTCCTAAATACCCAGCCGCTAAACAGAAGGCGCTAAGTAGCTTAGGTAAGTCAAACCCAGGTCTAGCGGATTTAATTAAAAACTTATGATACTAAGTATTATATCAATTGTAGTATGGGTATTAACCATTATTGGTTTTATTGCCTTCAATGCTATTAAAAAGATGGAACGTCAGGAAGACATTATTCGTCAACAAGCAGAAAAATTACAAGATATATATTCTGTTATTGCTGAATCAGATCGTTTAATTGTTGAAATTGATCAACGAGGGACCTTCTCATCTGATGATGAAGTTGGTTTCTTCTTTAAAACAGTTAAAGGCATTCAACAAACATTAAACGAATTTAGACCTAAGTAATAATATGAGTGTATTAATTGATGATAAGGAAGTCCAACTTACTAAGAAAGGAACTATACGCAGGCGTAAACCTAAGACAGCAAACGTTTATTTCACACAAGATACTGAAGACGCTATTATTGAGTATGTTAAAGCTACTGATATGGTTGAACGTAATAAGATCTTTAATGAACGTATTAACTATGCTTTTCATAAATTAACAGAGAATATTATTCATACATTCAAGTTCTATTATACTGAAGTAGATACTATTCCTGAGCTACAGCATGAAGTTGTTTATTTCTTACTTGAAAAACTACACTTATATAAACCAGACAAAGGTAAAGCGTTCTCATACTTTGGAACCATTGCTAAACGTTACCTTATTTTATATAACAATGCCAATTATAAGAAGCTAAAGAATAGAGCAGGTATTGATGAAATAGACAACGATAAAACCATAGTTACCGACATTATCAATAATACTGACAACTTTCGTTTACCTGACGAGGAACTCAATTTTATGGACGCTTATGTCGGCTATATCGACAAAAATTTATACTCGTTCTTCCCTAAGGAAAATGATGCTAAGATTGCTGATGCTATTATGGAATTATTTCGTAAACGTGAGAACATTGATATATTCAATAAGAAGGCGCTTTATATATACATTCGTGAAATAACTGACGCGTCTACACCACAAGTAACAAAAATTATCAAGAAATTAAAGACTCACTACAAGAGTATATATAATGAGTACCATACTCATGGGTACGTTAAGTATTAACCGAAAATTTCTATAGCTTTATATTTATATCAAATATGTAATACATGGATTTTGATAAAGTTATATTCGGTAAAAAAACGTTCTCTACGTTACTTGAGGACATTTATACCAACTCAAAGAACAAAGAAAAACAACTATCCGCGATGATAGCGCAACTTAAAGAGTTCATTAATGAACCGGGTGATGCTGTTATGATTGTTCCGTTATTAAAAGAATACTTGGAAATATCCGTTAAGAATGATGATGCCTTGATTAAAATGGCAGGTATTGTTCAACGCGCTATGACTAATAATAACACAAATGAAGAAGGATTATTGTCTGACAGAGACAAAGAATTACTATTTGAAGAAATAAGTAAAATCCAAATAGAGCCAGTTAAACAAATAGAACCTGTAAAACAACTTAACTAATGCCTCTTTTTGATATTCTAGATAAACCTACTGGAGTTGGTAATATAACTAGTCCTCTCTTAATTGGACGTGTTAAGGATATCATTATGGATGATAAACATCCTGAGTTTAAGAAGTATGGTGGTTGGGCTAGTTTAGGTTTTATTAAATTCTCTCCTGTTTATCAAACAGCTGATCCTAGCAAAACTGTATCTTTACCCTTTGCTAAACCTATTTCTTCTAACCATACTCAGTTTCCTTTATTAGAGGAAATTGTACTAGTAATTCAAGGTCCATCAACTAAATTAACTAATGATCCAAATGCTAAAGATTATTTTTATTTAAATATTTTTAACTTTTGGAACAGTGCCCACCATAATGGATTCCCTGATCTTAGAAATGCCTCTAATCTACCAGACGCTATTAGAAAAGATTATTTAACTGTAGCTGAAGGATCTATTAGAAAAATTAGAGACAATAGTTCAGATTTAAGATTAGGAAGTACTTTTAAAGAAAGAGCTAATATTAGAAACATTGTATCCTATGAGGGTGATGTTATAATGCAAGGTAGATTTGGTCAGTCAATTAGATTTGGTAGTACATCAAAAAATAAAAGTATACCTAACTTTTGGAGTGCTAATACTGAAAGTAGAGAAGGCGAACCTATTACTATAATTAGAAATGGTCAAAACAAAGCATTAGTAGGTGAAGGATGGGTCCCTATTCTTGAAGATATAAATTCAGATGGTTCATCAATTTATTTATGTAGTGGTCAAGAAATTAATATACAATTATCTTCTACCAACTTAAATTCATTTGGGGCTCAATTACAAACACCTATACAGTCTACATTACAATTGACAGATTCGCCTATTGGAGCTGAAATTCCTCTTAATGAGTCTGATAATAGTTCTCTTAGCGCTGCTCAACTGTCAGATAAAGTATTCCAAACTCCTACAACTACATCAGGTAGTGCTACTCCTTCTAACCCAGCATCTAGTGTTAATCCTAGTATAAGTGCTTTACCAACAGGATCAGTGACAGTATCTCCAACTGGTTTAGAGGCAGGTTCTAAGAATAATCCAATTGGTGAGGAAGATTTATTACCTAGTGAAATTGAAGAATTCCAATCTGATTTTCAGTACGCTGAATTAGATAAAGAAGAACAAAAAGCAATTGATGCTCCTGACTATAGTTCTAGTGGTGAATCTGAAAATAATTTAGCTAAGGATGGAGTTTATTATTATGATGTACCTAGAGAAAAACAAATTAATAGCACCGCTTGCTTTATAGCTAGTTGTACTATGATATTAAAATATTTAAAGATTAGTATATCACAAAATTATATTTTACAAAATTATAATAAGGATGGTTTATTAGATTCATCTCGTTTATTTACTAAAGAAGCTAAAAGAAGTATAAACACTAAGCCAATATCTGGTGGAAGTGCTGGATATAAACAAATAGTTGACTTTATTAAATCAACAGGAAAACCATTCATACTTTGTAAAAAGAGTATAGGTAGTAAAGGACAAAACGGAACACACTTTATTGTTGTAAAGGGATTAAATGCTAAAGGTGAAGTATTATTAAATGATCCTGCTAATAGTAAAGTAGCATCTGTAGATACTATTTTAAAAGTAAGTGATCTATTAGATGGAACAGGAACAGCTAAAGGAAGTATAAGGTTTTATAGTTAAAAATTAAACAATGTCAGGTAAGAAAAAAGCAGAAAAAACCGCAGCATCCGCCACTACCGCCGCTAATCAGGCAAGTAGTCAAGCAGATTCTCAAGCTAACTCGCAGACTAATGCTGCTATGGCTGAAGCAGATGCCGCCGCCGCTCAAGCTGGGGGTGATGTAGGTTCGCCTAATGTTGACCCTAACGCTACTAGGGGTCCAGGAGGAAGAATACTTCAATTTGAAGACTTTAGTTCTGACTATGTCCCCGCATTTCCATATTTAAGTGATCAATTAATACTAAATTCTGGCAGAGTTTTACTTAACTCTAAGTTTGATTCAACAATGTTATTTGGTAAAAGATCTATAGCATTGTCATCAGATGGTACTTTAAATTTTGATAGTCGTTTAAAATATATTGTTAATAGCCCTAGAATTGAATTAGGATTAGGTGATAAAGCGTCTGTTGCTTTAGGCGAACCATTAATAGAATATCTAGATAAATTATCAACTGGTCTTAGTGATTTAGCTAAAGAATTAGAAAAAGTATTCAACACAGGCAATAATAGTCCTTTCCAAGGTGTAAACATACAAGCAGGACGTTTAGTAAAAAAATTAGAAGAATTAAACACAATAAAAACAGATCTAAAATCTAATGTTGTGTTTGTAGGTAAAAATATTGTCACTACTGTTGCCCCATCAGTAACTGAAGAAGTACAAGAACCATCCCAATCAACCCCAGGGAATTCAGAAGGAGGTTACACTAGTAAAGGTGATCAACAAAATAGAGCAGACCAACAAGATAGAAAAGATAAATCTGATAGATTTGAAAACGCAGAAGGTAAAGGCATAGGAGCTAATGATGAACCACAACCACGTAATTTTTCTCCAGGATCAAAAGATACACTAGATAGAAATACAGGTAATCCACAACCATCACAAACTGAAGAATTATAAAAAATATTATTTATTAAAGTATGGCATTCGCTAAATTATCACAAACTATCTTTAAGGGCATTGTTGATGCTGAGGCTAACCTTAACAAAACTATTAATAAAGTATATAAAAATGTTAATGAAATTAAAGATATTGATTTATGTAATATATTAGAATATATTGCTAACCAAGTAGGAACAGCCGCTATTAGTAATAATAAAACTATTAATGATGTAAAAACATTAGCTCGTACACTTGATAATTTTATAAACACATTTGAAAAAACATATCCATTAACTACTCCATTAATTCAAGCTAAACAAATACAAGATGTAGTTAATAGTTTAAATTCAATTCCTACAATTGAATCTAATGTTATTCCTCAAGGACCTAAGATTAATAATCTATTTAAAGCCGCTGCTGATAAATTAACTCCATTTACTGATTCTAAAAATCTAACTCCTAGAAGTATCAATACTGTTATTAATCTAATTAAGAGTATTAGAGGTACTTTACAAGCAGTAGCTAGTATTGCCAGCCCAGCTGATCTATTAGGTTTATTGAATATCAAATTAGATTTAAGTAAACTACAAAAGTTTATTGACCCAGCTAAGTTAATTCCTTTTTTAACTTTATTATTAAATTTACTACGTGGTATATCTAATGTTATACAAGTCATAATTAACTTTTTACAATCAATTAAAAACATAGTTAATTTATTAAAAACTATAGTTAGTGTTATTAATGGAGTAATTTTAGCTATATATGCTGTTACTGCTGTTTTACCTACAATGTTTTTAACCGCTGGTATAGTACTAGGTTTTGAAAAAATACTTAAAACTATTCAGAAAAATATCCTAGATCCACTCACAGCAGTATTAACTGAAATTGATAATGGTCTAGCTTTAGTTATAGGTATTTTAACCTCTATACAAAACTTCTTAAGTAAGATAATATCTATTTTACTTGATATAATAAATCAACTTCAAAATTGTAGTGATTTAAGTGTGTCTAATTTATTAGTAGATTTTAGAAATACTATAGCATCTCTATTAGGAAATCTAAGAGACATTGATTCCGCTATATTTGATTTCACAGCGGGAAACACAGACCCAGGCATCAATGACGCTTTAAATCAAAGATTTAATGACTTAGGAGGAAACACAAGTGCTTCAGACGCTTTAATAAAAAATATTTTACTTAACGATAATCAGTTTAATAATCAAAATCCTGTACTTCAAATCTTACTAGACCGAAACCCAGGAAAATCCTTAAATGAAGTACTATTAGGTCAATTTGGTTTTAATAATAGTAATGCTCTATTAGATCCTGGAGCTAATGATTTAAATGGTATCAAAACTAATACTGATGGACTAGCGGGAAATGGTATAGGAGGAACTTTAACACCAACAACTATTCCTGGTGGAGGTAATGGTTTATCATTTGATAATGGTGGATATAGTCTTAATGACTTAGATAGGTTAAATAGAATAGGTTTGGGAAATCTAAATAAGAATAGTACCTTAGGACAAACCGGTGATCGTAATGTTAATAATTTAAATAATTTAAAACGTCAAGACTTACTTGATATTATTAATCGTTTACAAAGAGATAAAAGAAATCAAACAGAATTAAATAGTTTAATCCGATATTATAAAGGTTTAACTTTAAAAATAATTGTTGAGGAAATAGTAGATAATGGTATCACTTTAAAAAGACGATACGGTATTGCTTTAGATAGAAAGAGTATATTAGTCACATCTACTGACCCAACATTCGCTACTAATATTGAAGTAATATTTAATGAACTTATTTTTAGAATTAATGTAGGTAAATTAGGTGAACAAAGTGGTAGCAATCCATCAGATGTTGAAGGACAAATAAGTAATTTAGGAGCAGGTGTTGTATCACAAGCTAATAACTACAATACTCAAAATAGCGCCATGGCTGATATTAAAAATCAATTAATACAAATACCAGCATTAAAGAGTGTATTAACAACAACAACTAAGAAGTTAGCTATTAATACAACACAACGTGACAGAATTGTTAAAACATTGCTTAATATTGGATATACTAAGGCAGAAATAACAGATTTGTTAAAAAATAAAGGATATAGCATCGAGAATTTAGTATAAAATATTTATATATATGAAAAGTGCAGAATTTTTAAAAGAATTACGTAAAATTATACGTGAAGAAATAGAGATCGCGTTAGATAGTAGACTAGAAACGTTAAATGAGGTTAAACAACCAACACAAACTAAACGTGCTTCTTCAACGCTTTCTAGTATTTTACCGCCAAAAACACAACCTAAAAGGAATATTCCTGTACCTGACGTGAAAAATCCGTTATTAGCTAGTATTCTTAACGAAACTGCTATGAGTATGACAGGAGATGACTACAGAACAGTAGTTGATGCCGATGCTAGTATGGCTCCTAACTTTGCTGGTATGATGCGTAGCAGTATGCCTCAAGCAGTGCCTGTAGTTGAATCTGTAGAAGGTATGTTAGCGTCATCTGCTCCTACTTCTGATATCAATGCAGTGCAAATCAACGCTGTACCTGACTTCTCAGCTATAATGGGTAAATTTAAAGAAAACGGTAAAATATAATGGCACGTATAATTAAAAATATTAATCCATTAGATCTGAAACCTAGTACAGGTATTGGATTATCTTTACCTTTTAATGGTCCAATTGGATTCAATCTTAATTATACTACTAAGGATCAATTCCGAAATAATATACTTAACTTTTTATCTACTGCTCAAAGAGAAAGACCGTTCCAACCTAATTTTGGAGCTAATCTTAGACAATTCTTATTTGAAGCAAATGATGATTTAACTATTAGTGAAATAAAATCTTCACTACAAGATAGTTTAAATACTTACTTCCCTAATGTAGTTATAGATAACATTGATGTATTACAATCTATTGATGCTTATCTTATAAATGTAATTATAAAATATACCGTTCCGAACCTTAACTTAACCGATACTTTAACACTAGAATTTAATAATGGCAACAGTCAATAGCAATAAATCAGTAACGTATTTAAATAAAGATTTTAATACATTTAGACAAGCATTGGTAGACTTTGCTAAGACTTACTATCCTAGTACTTACAATGACTTCTCAGCAGCCTCACCAGGTACTATGCTTATTGAAATGGCATCGTATGTTGGTGACGTTTTATCTTATTATGTTGATAGCCAAATACAAGAGAACTTTTTACAATATGCTAAACAAAGAAATAATTTATATACTTTAGCTTATATGTTTGGTTATAAACCAAAAGTGACTAACGCCGCTGTTACTGATGTAGACATTTACCAAATTGTACCTGCTAAAACATCAGGCTCAGTTGTTACTCCTGATTTTGATTATTCATTAATTATACAAGAAGGAAGTCAACTTCAATCTAATGCTAACTCTGATGTTGTGTTCTATATTAAAGATAAAGTAGATTTTTCATTATCTGGTTCATATAGTCCTACATCTGCTTCAATTTATAGTGTAGACAATAATAACGTTCCTACTTTTTACCTATTGAAAAAATCAGTTGAAGCTATTTCAGGTACACCTAAATCAACTACTTTTACATTTGGTGCTCCTGCTAGTTTTCCTACAGTAATTGTAGCAGATACTAATATTATTGAGATTACAAGTGTAACAGATGATGATAGTGATACTTGGTATGAAGTACCTTATTTAGCTCAATCTACAATTTATGATGAAGTTCAAAATACAGGTGCAAACGATCCTAATTTATCTCAATATAACAATAATGTTAGTTATTTATTAAGACTAACCCAAACCAGTAAACGTTTTGTAACACGCTTTAATTCATCTAATCAGTTAGAATTACAGTTTGGAGCAGGTTTATCTACAAATGATAATAAAGAAATTGTACCTGATCAAAGTAATGTTGGTATAGGAATTTACGGTAGTAACAATAAATTAACTACTGCTTTTGATCCTTCTAACTTCTTAGTAAGTGATGCTTATGGTATTGCTCCTTCAAATACAACATTAACTGTTAATTATTTAGTTGGAGGCGGTGCTGTTTCAAATACATCAGCTAACACATTAACTGTACCAAGAAACGTGACAACTTCATTTGTTGGTACTAATTTAAATTCTACATTATCTGGCCAAGTAGAAGCATCTCTTGCCTTTACTAACCCATCAGCCGCTACAGGAGGTGGAGATGGAGATGATGTAAATGAATTAAGATTTAATACTATTTCTCAATTCCCAACACAATTGCGTGCTGTGACTAAAGATGACTACTTAATTAGAGCTTTAAGTTTACCTTCAAAGTATGGTGTTATATCTAAAGCATATGTAACTCAAGATTTACAATCAGGTGGTAATACAGATCCTTTATCATTGTCATTATACTTGTTAAGTTATAATATTAACAATCAATTAACACCAGCCTCACCTGCTCTTAAAGAAAATTTAAGAACATACCTATCACAATATAGAATGTTAAGTGATGAAGTTTTAATTAAAGACGCATTCATTATTAATATTGGTCTTGATTTTGATATTGTTGTAAGACCTAACTACGTTAATAGAACAGTGTTAGCTAATTGTATAGACGCATTAAAATCATATTTTGATATTAGTAAATGGCAAGTTAACCAACCAATTATATTAGGTGAAGTATATAGTTTATTAGATACAATTGATGGTGTACAATTAGTACAAAACGTACGTGTTAATAACTTAGTTGGTGAAGGCGCTGGTTATTCACAATATTCTTATGATATTAACGGCGCTACATTAAAAAATGTAGTATATCCATCGCTAGACCCGTCAATTTTTGAAATAAAATACCCAGATACCGACATACAAGGTAGAGTAGTTACATACTAAGAGTCCAACTAATTTATATTTATATTTAGAATACTCTTAATTATGGCCGTTTACAAAATATTTTCTGAAAAAGACGCTACGATTTACTCTGACGCACCTACTCAAAACACAGGTAGGGATGAAATATTAGACATATCTTCATTTAACTCTTTAAATATACAGGGCTTAGGTGAGAATCCACAAGCCGCTCGTGCTTTAGTACAGTTCCCATCAAGCGAAATAAATAACTTGATTAATAACAGTGTTACAGGATCATATAAAGCATATTTAAAATTATTTTTAGCTAACGGTTCTAATGTACCTACTAATTACAATGTTTATGCTTATCCTGTTTCAGGAGCATGGAACATGGGTACAGGTAGAAGAAGTGATTCACCTATTACAACTAATGGTGTAAGTTGGAGATATAGAGATAATGCTAACAGTGCTACATCTTGGCCAACATCTCCATCAACAGCAGGAGTAACAGCTTCATATGGCTCAGTAGTTGGAGGTGGTAACTGGTATACAGGTTCAGGAGGTACTAATTTAGAAGCTTCTCAATCATTCACTTATACAACTAATAAAGATTTAAGTATTGACGTCACTAACGCTGTTGCATTGTGGCGAACAGGCACTATAGTTAATAGTGGATTTATAGTTAAACAAGACACTGCTATTGAATTTAGTACATCTTCATTTTTCTCTACAGCTTATTTCTCAATGGATACTCATACTATCTATCCCCCAGAATTGGAAATTAGATGGGATGATTCAACATATAGTATTGGATCAGGTAGCACATTAACTAATAGTACCTTTGTATCATCTTTATCTAATAATAAAGGTACTTACAATATGAACTCAAAACAACGTTTTAGAGTTTACAACAGAGATCAGTTCCCTACTAGGACATTCAGTACATCTTCCGTATATTTAAATAACAAATATCTACCTACATCTTCATATTGGTCTATTGTAGACAATAAGACAAATGAGATAGTTATTGACTTTGATAATAATTACACCAAAATAAGTGCTGACATAACAAGTAACTATTTTGATGTGTATATGAATGGTTTAGAACCAGAAAGATATTATAAAATAATAATTAAATCAGTATTAAGTGATACTGAAACTGTTATTATAGATGATGAGAATTATTTTAAAATAGTTAAGTAATGGCCAATAATGTTAAATTAGCTAGGCAAGTATTTGGTAAAGGGACATATCCTAGAGTTATTGACACTAACTTTCGCCAGTTTGTTGTCCCTGCTCCTATTGATGCCCCTACTGTCTCAGTTGAAGATTTTTTTATAGCTTATGATGATCTATTTTATCAAATACCAATTGATGGTAATGTAAACTCACACAAATATTTGATTCAAAAAAGTACAGACTATGTTGGTGCTTTACAACAATCATCTGAAGTACAAGCTTTATTAGCTGAAATTAACCAATTAAGACAAGAAGTAAACAACGCTAACCAGACAATAGCAGATCTATTAGCAGCAGTATAATATGGCAGTTACAATTAAAAATATCAACGACGCTTACGTTTATCAGCTCTACAATCCACAAGATGAGAACCTGATAAAATCAGTATATATATCTCGTAATTTTGGTCAACCTGAAGATTACGTTGAGTATAATATCTTTGACTCTAAAGGTGTTTTACTTACTACAACATATGACGTAGATACTTTTAGAACAGTTGATCCTGATCCTGAAACTAACTTATATACTACAATTAAATTCGACCCTGAATTTGATGTTAAGAGTGAAGGTTTCACCACAGGTAAAGTTCAAATCACTTATAATGTATTTAGAAAATTATTTAAGAGTGGTTTACAAAACTTGTTTTGGATCAAGGATATTTCTACTGATAGAACAGAATTAAAAGTATATAGAAACGACTTATCAAATTTAGAATTACAACAGTTATTCTTTGAATTTAATACATTATTTGTTTCTAAAGCATACTACCAAGATTTTCTTTTAAACTTTGGTGATGGTATTAATCTTATTGGTATCAATGTAGCATATGTTGAAGATCCTATTCAATCTTACTTATTAATTAAGTTATACGAACCCTTACCATCTCGATTCGGTAAGAAAGATACTTTTTGGGTTGTTGATAAAATCTCTGATCCTATTACTTTTGAAGTAACTAGTACAATTGAAGAAGCACCTATTGGTACTACATTTGTACCTTTAAAAGGACCTAATTTTAATATTGATGTTAATGAGAAAGCTAGTCAAGCTACTCCTTATTTTAACTATACAGAATTATTTTCATCTCCTGTTTCATCATCTGTACAACAACTTAAGAGTTATTTAGATGTTAAAGGAGCAAATATTAATATTGATTTTTCTAATTACACTAATTTTGTTCATTTTTCATCCGCTCAAAAGCGTTTAGATAATTTTGTAACAAAGTTAAGTTTAATTGAGTCATACCAAAATGACTTAAATACTTTATCTAATCTTACTTCATCAGCTAATCAAATATTCACTACAGCGAGTGTTGTCACAACACAAACGTTGTTAGATAATATTATAACTAAGTTTGATGAATATGAATATTACTTATATTTTGAGTCTAGCTCATATGCTTGGCCTAAAATAAATTCAACTGCTCCTTACTTATTATACTCAGTGAGCAGTTCTCAAGGATCTACTTTCTATGTTAGCCAATCTGTTAGTGCGTCAACTCATGACTTAACTAATGAAAATTATTTATTTAATCTATTACCTCAATACATCAAAGATGATGCCACTAACGCAAACGTATGGACGTTTGTTTCTATGATGGGTCAACAATTTGATGAGATATGGTTATATATCAAAGCTATAACTGATAAGTACAATACTGATAATAGAACTGATTATGGTTTATCTAGTGATTTAGTTGCAGATGCTTTACAATCATTTGGTATTAAATTATACACTAATACTAGTACTAATGATGATCTATACAGCTCATACCTTGGACTAACACCATCAGGATCATTATTACCTGCTACTGGTTCAGAATTAATTACTGACTATGTTACTGGTTCTAATGAAACAATACCATCTTTTGACATTACATCTGAGATTTATAAGAGATTATATCATAATTTACCTTATTTACTTAAATCTAAGGGAACTGAGAAAGGAATTCGTGCTTTAATTAACTTATATGGTATTCCTGACTCAATACTTTCTGTAAATGAATATGGTGGAACTGATAAAACATCCACTAATCCTAATGTTTATAAGGAAAAAACAGCGTATTCTTTCTATACTTCCGGTTCTTACAACATAAAATTACCATGGGCCCCATTACTTGCCAATGATTGGGTAGGTAGTTATGTTAATAGTAACTATACCTTACCTGGCTATGTTGATGATTTAATCACACCAGACACTATTGAATTCCGTTTCAAAACTGAAGGTACACCTAATAGTACATACTATAGTCAATCTATATTCCAAGTTGGATCAGGTAGTGCTATGAAGTTTGGAGTGCAATTAAATTATAATCCTAATACAAGTACAGGTTCATATACTGAATATGGTAGTTTAAAATTGTTCTTATTTAATAATGCTACTTCATCTGTTTACACTACAAGTAGTGCTATTACACTTCCATTCTTTGATAAGGGATGGTGGAGCGTAATGATTAAACGTGAGACCGGATCTATAACAAGTAATACTGAAGACAACAGATATTGGTTATATGCTAAAAACTCATTGTATGATGGGTACGATGGTGTAAACTTAGGATTCCAAGGTTCATCTAGTATCTATATTAACAGTGCATCTTCCTCCTATAATGACTCTTGGATCAACTTCAATATTAATAGTGAGTATGTTTCTGAAGGATATGTTCTTGAAAAATATGTTGACCAAGTTGATTCATTCAATGCTTATTTAGGAGGAACAGGTAACAACAATATTATTAGTCTAAACAATACTTTATTTAATGGTTACTTCCAAGAATTTAGATATTGGGCTGAACCACTAAATGAATCAGTATTTGATATTCATGTGTTAAACCCATCATCATATGTTGGTAACACTTATAGTTCATCATATTCTACTTTAGGATTTAGACTCCCATTAAATAGTGTTTATAGTAATACAGTTGATGTTAGTCATTCTATACATCCATCTTATATTAATAATGGTTTACCTATTTCTGAATCATTCTTTGATGGTGATATTAGTTGGAGCTATGCTAGTACTATTACTAATAGTTTCAAGAAAACAAATTATTATGAAATAGTTAGTACACCTAATGCTGCTAATAGAAATGTAAGCGATAAGATTAGAATCCAATCTAATCCACTTATCTCAGGAAGTACTTTATCTTTATTTACTAGTACAGTTAAACCTACATTTGAGAAAAATCCTAACTCACATGTTGTAGAAGTTGCTTTTTCTCCATCTAATGAAGTTGATAGAGATATTATTGACCAATTAGGTTATATTAATCTAGACAATTATATAGGTGATCCTAGAGATAATAGTAAAGTATCTTACCCAGAACTAACAGACTTAAATGATTTCTACTTAAAGAAATACATTAATAGATACAATGTACAAGATTTTGTTCGTTTAATTAAATATTTTGACAACTCATTATTTAAATTAATTAAGGATTTTGTTCCTGGTAGAGCTAATGTTTCTACAGGTATTGTAGTTAAACCTACTATACTTGAAAGAAGTAAAATAGAACGCCATGAACCGGGTGTTATACCACAATATAATTCACCTTCAGGATCTATTGAGATGGAGACCATCACTGGTTCAAATGCTACAGGTAGAGAATATAATACTTCTTACACTGCTTCATTTACTACCCCATCAGGTTCTAAAACATACTTAGTTAGAAATGACAATAGAGAATTATTTAATGGTGATTTTGGTGGTACAACATTAACTGTTTATACACAATCAGCAGGAAATATTATATTTGAAAGAAATACTTTACCATCAGGATCAAGTGAAGATATAGGTAACAATTACCAATTATTACCATTCCAGCCATTACTTAATAATGTTAGTGGTAGTAGAACTACTAATAAATTTACTGTTGTTGATTACAATGGTGTGAGTACTAGACCTACTGATTTTGGTTACTTATTAAGCTGGTCATTCTCTGGTTCAACACCTGAATATGACAATAGTATTTTTAGAGCAGATGTTCAAGATAGTAACTACACAACAGCTAGAATTATTAACCCAAGATATTTAGGTTCTAAAACTACAAGCGCTAGATATAATGTTTATACTAAAGGAGATACTTCATATGGTCAGACAGCCGCTATTGATCACTATCCTGTAACATTCGCTTATTTTAATGAAGCGTACATAACAGGTTCTTCATTACCTGGTAGAACAAATGTTTACATTACATACTTAATTAACATTTTATCTGATGTAGTTGAATTGAATCGCCAAAATAAGAATTTAAATGATATTCAAAATATCTTCAAATCAGGAGACAATGTTGTTATATCATTAACAGACAACCAAAACCCAAGCAACCAAAAATTCTTGGATGGTCTTAAGAAAACATTTGCTGGAGGATTTAAATATGCCCCTATACTTTATAACCCAACAGCACCTGGTCAACCAACATTGACTTATACTTTAACTTCATCTGTATCTTACATCCCAACTTCAAGTGTATCAATTGGTATATTCCCAGCCACTAGTGCTTCAAATGAACTTTATATTGGTTCAAACCCATTAACAAGTAGTAATTTAATATTAGGAGATGATTTAGGTATAGCAGATTATAGATATCACTATATTTCTTCATCAGCTGCTAGATTAACTGATTTATTAACAGTGTTTATTAATTATGATATTGATGTTCATGTCACTGGATCTTTTGTAGCAACAAGTACTAAAACTGTGACTGAATGGTTGGGTAATCCTGTATTAACATCTCCATTAAGTGCATCTTATATATTTAATACTACATTAAGAATACCTGCTACTGTTACTGAGTACACAGGTTCACTTAGAGATCTTGTAGTAGGAGCTGTATATCCTGAACCATTTAACAGAGGAGAATTAACAATATCTGGCTCATGGAGATATACTAATGAACCTGGAAATTATGAATATACAGCGAGTTATTATAGTGGAAGTACAGCAATTCCACCATCTGCTTCTGCTATATATGATGTGACAAGTAGTGTTTATTCTAATCCTCCATCATCAGCTTCATTATTTGTACCTATTGAAACTAATTTAAACACAGTATTGACCACTCAAGTTGTTGATACACCATTATCTAAAGGTTTCTTTTTACGTGATTTGAATAATAAAGCAATTATGTCTGGTTCATTATCAATGTCATATTGGTATGGTGGGTTTACTCAAGCTAATTCATTTACATCTTCATATACTGGAGTTTCAGGATCAACACCTGTGTCATATTCATTATCAGGTTCATATGAATTAATTGAAACACCATTCCTATTAACACCAGGAGATATGATTAGATTCTATGATGTTACAACTAACACATTCCCAAGAGCATTTGAGCGTGAAGTTAAGTCTATCACAGTTCCAAGAACAGATGAGGTTGTCCGACTAGGAAGACGTATATTGGTTGAATTAAATGATGTCATACCATCGAATGCTTGCGAAGAAGCTGTTGTTCCTGGCACAACATTGGAAAATGCTCGTCTAATTAATCGATTTATTGTGTTAAAGAAACAACCTGATGAAACTAATGTGGTACTTGACTACCAAAAACAAGATGGTAGGACTTCATCAGGTATTATTATACCAGAATTCATACCACAGGAATTAAGAGATCAAGCAGGTAATATCGTTAAGGAATTAAAAGCACAAAACTTAATAACGTAAAATCCGTAACTAATATATATTTATAATAGCAATCAACAAGATTTATGGGATATTTAAATAATTCAACAGTAACCGTAGACGCTATCTTAACGAAAAAAGGTAGAGAACTGTTAGCTCGTAATAACGGGTCATTTCAAATCACGCAATTTGCATTGTCTGATGATGAGGTAGATTACACTTTGTATAATCCAAACCATCCATCAGGATCTGCTTTCTATGGCGAAGCCATTGAAGCGATGCCTGTGCTTGAAGCGTTTCCTGACGAGACACAAATCATGAAATATAAGTTAGTTACTCTACCAAGAGGTACAGCTAAATTACCAATTATTAATATTGGTTATTCAAATATTTCATTACGTCAAGGTGCTTCATTAGCAATCACTCCTCAAACATTAAACTATTTAGGAGCATCAGCTACATTTGAATCATCAGGTTATGTCGCTGTTATTGGTGATGTTAGATTAAGTTCTAACTTCACAGGTGTTGGTATCAACACAGCAGAAGCACAAGCTTTAAATTCAACTCCAACTATTGGTACTAACGTAAGTAAAACAATCGTAGGTACTACAATCAATATTACAGCAACTACTGTTAACTCATTATTTGGTTCTCAAACATCTCTTTACACTACATTAACTGTGATTGGTAGAGATTCTGGAGCTAGAATAAGCGTTCCTATTGTAGTAACTAAAGTAACAACTTAATAATAAACTATGAGCTTTGTAAGGTTTAACCCTGAAGATTTTGTAATAAGTGCTGAGTCAGTAACCGCTCCATTATGGACAGGTAACACTCCAGTATTGAATGCCTTTTTTACAGGGTCATCAGTAACATCATCATTTTATTTAGATATATATAATCTAGTCCCTGGTGCTTCTGGATCGGAAACTCAGTTTTCAATCGCATATGGTAACTACAAAGGATCAGGTTCAATATTATTTAATCCATTAGTTACTGGTAGTTCACCTACTAGAACAACTTATGGTCAATATAGAAACTTAATCTATGGTGATGAAAATTCATTCTTCAACTTTGGTACTGGTAACACAGCATCATTAGATGCATTTGTGATTAATGTTAATAGAGCTCGTTATAAAGAATCTTTAATGCCTGGTACTTTCAACTTGGTACTTTCAGGTTCTAGTTTAGGTGCTCCTGCAACATTACATTTAACAGATGATAGTAATGACTCAACAGTTATTAACTTCTGTGATGCTGGTAGAATATATAATATCGTTACTGGAAGTAACGGTTCAGCTTTAACTACAACTACATCAGTTGGCGTTTATGGTAAGTTCTTACCAGATGTAGGTTTAATTGTTTTAAACCCATCAGCATTAGCTCTTACATCATTAAATGGTGGTATGAGTTTAAATGTTAGCCAATCAAGTAATGCACCAGGCAATAATAATGAAACATTATTCAACGCTATTAAATTAGGAGCTTCATTCCAAATGAATAGCCAAGAAACAATATCATCTAACTACTTGTTTGTTAGAGTAAAGAATGGTGAATTTAACTATACAACTAACCCATCATTTATAAGTGGTAGTGGTGAATTAGTATTCCCAACTTTAGTTAATAATCCTCAAACATACATGACAACAGTTGGTATGTACAATGATAATAACGAATTGTTAGCAGTAGCTAAGATGAGTAAACCATTAGTTAAGGATTTTACTAAGGAAGCATTAATTCGAGTTAAGTTAGATTTCTAATGAATGAGTTCAGCCTTCAAAACATTAAAACAGTCGGACGTTACAATCGTTCCCTATTCCGCTAATAAACAGTGGAGTATAACAAGTGCGTCTTTAAGTGATTACAACATAACTGTTTTTCAAGGTTTAAATACTCCTGTACAAGGATATGGCGGAACTAACCCATCAGGATTAGCCGACTATGTAGGCAGTGGACCTGTATTTAATCCATCTACCTTCGCGACCACAACTAATGGTGAATATAAAGCATTAGTTTATCGTTCAATCAAACAACTATACTACCAAAATTACCTAACCAGTTCATGGTTGCAGTCATCGTCATCATATGACAATTATGATACGTCAACTGCGGGATATGGTACAGGAAATGAGGTAAAAAAATATTTCCCTACAGGATCTAACGAAACTATCCAAATATTGTCTATTCCATACAATATATTTGGAAATAATATAGTACCTGCGTCGTTTACTGTCAATAGTAGCGCGTATAACGTTGTTGATGATGGGGACGGCAACTTGTATGACTCTGATGTTTTAGTCGGTAATATCGCGTATTCTCACGGTATAGCCGTAATAACTAACCAATTATATCAAAATATTTTCACTAGTTCATTTAATTTGGCATTTAAGGGTGATACTACCATTTATAACAACGAAATACGTTGTAATATCAATGAAAATGACTTTAACATGTCATTAAACCCATCAATCATATCAGATGGTAGTGGTTCAATGTATTCATTTGCTACACAATCTTATTTTCATCCATACGCAACAACTGTTGGTTTATATAATGATACTAATGAGTTACTTGCTGTAGCTAAGCTTAGTACTCCAATTCCTATACCATCTAACACTGATATGACATTTGTTGTTAAATTTGATACATAATGATTAAATTAATAAACATATTAAAAGAGATAAAAGAAGATATTAAAATAGTCTTATATAATAAAGGGAAAGATGTAGGAGCAGATTTAGATTTTTCTGATGAAGATATTAAGAATGCTCCTAAAGTACAGATACCCCTTAGCAAGCTGGTTCGCTATGAACCCGCTATAAAGATGAAATCACCTGAATCTATTAAAATTGTTAAGCGCTTAGTTAGTAAATATAAGAGTGGCAAAACAATAGATCCAATATTAGTTCGTAAAAAAGGAAATAAATTTCAAATTTTAGATGGTCACCATAGATATACTGCAGCTAAACTCGCAGGTTTATCAAGCATAAATGCTATCATAGTCCCAGATGAAAATATCACAAAAGGTGAGTAATAATTAAAGTTTATGAATAAATGGTTGCATTACCTAGATGATGGTACACTCGCTGAGTGGCCAGAAATATTAGAACCACAATATTATGGTTTTATCTATATTATCCGAAATAAAACAAATAATAAGTTTTATATAGGTAAAAAAGCATTCTTCCACAACAAGAAGAAGAAACTCACCAAAAAAGAATTAGCTGAACAATCCGGACCAGGACGTAGGTCAACTACTAAAACCGAACAGGTAGATAGTGGATGGAAAGCATATTGGGGCAGTTCTAAAGAATTACTCGCGGATGTGAAGCAATTAGGTGAAGATCAATTTGAACGTGTTATATTACAATTCTGTGATACTAAAAAACAACAAACATATTATGAGATATATCATCAAATTGTATATGGAGTTCTACATACCGAGAATTGCTATAATGATAACATTTTAGGCAAGTTCTTCCGTAAAGATTTGGCCCCGCAGGAATAAGACGTTAACTTCTATGCATGCTAAATGCCGCATTAGTAAGTACAGTAAATAGTGTGTTGGGTAAGGGAAAAGAAACAAGTGGTAATAACTACGCGTACCATTGTCCATTCTGTCAACATCATAAGCCAAAACTAGAGGTTAATCTAGTACCTAACTCCAAAGGTGAGAACTTTTGGCATTGTTGGGTTTGCAACGCTAAAGGCAAATCCTTACTTGGTTTATTCAAGAAACTTAAGGTACCTCAAGACAAAATACTTGAGTTACGTTCTATACTCAACTACACTGATAAGAAGGATGAGGAAGAAGTAGATATTACTAAAATAGAGTTACCCAAAGAATACAAATCATTACTCAGTATACAACGTACAGATATTTCAGCTAAACATGCATTAGCATATCTTAAGAAACGAGGTATTACTAAAGAAGATATTCTCAAATATAATATTGGTTTTTGTGAGGAAGGACGTTACAAAAATATGATTGTAGTACCATCGTATAATAAAGATGGGTCTATTAATTATTTTATTGCTCGTTCATTTGAAAAAGATCCATCACGCAAGTATGATAGTCCTAAGTGTAATAAAAACGCTATTATTGGACTAGAATATTTTATTAATTGGGATATACCAGTTATACTATGTGAAGGTATATTTGATGCTATTGCTATTAAGCGTAATGTAATACCATTATTTGGTAAAACAATTCCTAAGGCATTGATGATGAAACTAGTAGAAACTAACGTTAAAACAGTTTATATAGCGTTAGATAAGGATGCTCTTAAGGATGCTTTGAAATACGCTGAGGAATTACTTAACTTGGGTAAAGACGTTTATCTGGTGGATTTAGATGATAAGGATCCATCTGAAATGGGTTTTGAGAAATTTACCTCATTAGTCCATAAAGCAGAACAACTAACATTAAGTGAATTAATATATAAAAAAATAGAACTATCATGATAGACAAAAACGCAAACATCATCAAGGATCCTAAGATTAAAAGGATTGTTGAGTACAGTGAAGACAACAAACAAATAAATGTATTAGACCAACGTTTCTATAGACGAAATGATGCTTACTACCCATCAGTATCTAGTATATTGAATTATTTTCCTAAGAATCAATTTTTCCATTCATGGTTAAAGGATGTAGGGCATAATAGTGATATTATTGCTAATAAAGCCGCCGCTGAAGGTACTCAAGTACACAACGCGGTTGAATCATTTATCAATGGTGAGGAAATTTCATGGATTGATGAGTATGGTAATGCTAAGTATTCACTAGATGTATGGAAGATGATACTTAAATTTGCTGACTTTTGGAATAGATTTAAACCAGAATTAGTGGCTGCTGAGTACCATTTATTCTCAGATGAACACAAATACGCTGGAACTGCTGACTTAATTGTTAAATTCCGTGATAAATTGTGGTTAATGGATGTTAAAACGTCAAATTCACTACATACTTCGTACGATTTACAGTTAGCTGCGTATGCTAAAGCGTGGAATGAAACACATAATGAGAAAATTGAGGAAACAGGTATTATATGGTTAAAAGCAAATACACGTGGAGAAGATAAAAAAGGCGAGAAAGTTCAAGGTAAAGGTTGGGAATTAAAACATATTAGTGACATCGATACTAATTTCAAGATATTCCAAAATATATACGAGATATATAGACTTGAAAACCCTGACGCTAAACCTGCTACTGAAACGTTACCTACAACTGTTAAATTAGCTGAGTAAATATTTATCGTCAGTTAAAAATAACAATATGCCATCTAACTATATATCATTGTCTTCATTATTAAAAGAAGAAGAATCTAATAATCTCGCTAACCCAGCGGGAATAGTATTCTATCCTGGTAACTTCAAACCACCACATAAGGGACACTATGCATCTGTTATGGAATTGGCCGCTAGAGCATACACAATCAAAATTATTGTTATTATTAGTAGTAAAACTAATGACAATATCACACCTGATGAAAGTATGGCTATTTGGGATATATTCTTAAAAGCTAACCCAAATCCAAAAATAGAAATTAGACTATCAAATAACAAAACACCAATACAAGACATATTCCAAGCATTTGATGGTGATTTGAATTTAAAAGCATATGTTGCATTGGGTGCTGGTGAGGCTGATGATGCGAGTTATATTCAAGCACTTACTAAAGCATTTGGTACTAGAGTAATGCCATTATATGTTCAAGAGAAATTTTTAGTTAATGGCGCTCCTATCTCAAGCACATATGTTAGAGAAGTTATAGTTAGACTTAATCAATACGCTGCCGCAGTTCGTTCAACACAAAGAGATACAACTGACTTTAGTAAAGCTAGAAATGGATATCTTAACACACTAGAGGAATTTAAGAATTGTTTTCCTGATGCTGTTATGCAAAAAGGATTTTTTGATGATATAATGCGTGTATTAGGTATTGATTATATTTCTGTAGATGAATTACAAGAAAATACATTTGATGTTAGTTGGTGGAAGAGAATATTAAATGAAAATGAGGAAAAAGAACAAGCAATACATAAATTTATTGACTTTGCTAGGTTAGAATTAGGATTAAAAGTACTACCTCAAATAGAATTACTTGATGATTCAAGTATGGCTAAGGATATGCGTTCATTAGGTGGTTATAATCCATCTAGTAATAAACTATTAGTTATCACTAATAATAGATTAACAGCGGATATTTTAAGAACTATCGCTCATGAATTAGTACACCGTAAACAAGATGAAGACAACCAACTTAATCCTGATTCAGGCTTAACAGGCTCACCTGAAGAAAATGAAGCTAACGCTATGGCTGGTGTGTTGTTAAGAAAGTATGGTGAACAACATGAAGAAATATATGAAAGTTTAAGTGGTGTTGGTAAGGGCAAGAATTTAGAAGATATAGCTAAGCATCATAGTGTTGATATTAATGTTATTAAACAAGAACTTAAAAAAGGTCTTAATGTAGAAATGGAACATACTAAAGATAAGAAAACAGCACTTAAAATTGCTATTGATCATTTATGGGAAGACCCAAAATATTACACTAAATTGGCTAAAGCTAAGTTATAATATGGTTGGTAAAAAGTTTCATGGTTATGATTGGATTGAAATAGCACCTAACAATTATACTTTTAATACCCCAGGTAACAAGTATATAGTTGAATTTGAAAATCAAGGTAATGATGACTACAATGTAGTATTCAAAACTGTTGATAAACTTGAAGACTCAACTAACGAAGGTGTTCAATTTAAAGTTATGGCTACTATACTAGAAATAGTTCAGCACTTTATTGCGGCTTATCCATATAAAGCACTTACCTTCAAACCCAGAGATGGGCGTCGACATAAGTTGTATAAGTTATTTATAGACAATAATTTTTCACCTAACGACTATCATTTCTATTTCAGACCCGATATAATAAAAATGGTTAAAAAATGAGTTATACAATTTATTGCGATTTAGATGGAGTATTAGTTGATTTCGCTGGTGGATATTTTAAGTTAACAGGCTTAAACATATCAAAATACCAACCAAGTACTCCTCAATTTTGGATACCTGTTGATAGAGAAGGACCAAGATGGTGGGCTACTTTGAATTGGATGAATGATGGAAAATTATTATGGGATTATATTAAAGGTTATAAACCACATATTCTATCATCTCCATCACGAAGTAATAGCTCTAGAATAGGTAAAGACGCTTGGGTGAGAATGAATTTAAAACCTGACTATAAGTCATTGTTACTATATCCAAGACATGAAAAACAAAATTTTTCTGGTGAAAATAAAATATTAATAGATGACATGGCTAATACTATTGAGGAATGGAACGCTAAAGGTGGCGTTGGCATTCACCACACATCAACAGCAGATACTATTAAACAACTTAAAGAATTAGGGTTATGAGTGTAAATGATAATACATTAAAAAAAGAATTTAGTCAACGTGATGTAAACCGTGCTAGAAACTTACTTACTAAGAAATTTGGTGACGCCACTGGCATCCAATCTGGTTATACTAAACAAGTAGTAGAACATAGTGAAGGTGAAGTATGGGAAGAAGATGGTAGAAAATGGACTATTAAAAACGGTATCAAACAAACTGTAACTAAGTTTGACGCTATTAAGAAACTATCAGTAGTACCGTTACTATGTCCTAACTGTAGTAAACCCATGAAAAATAGTGACACTATACGTAAAATGTATTTTATCCATGGGATGTGTCTAGATTGTGTGATTAGGATGGAATCTAAACTGAAACTTGAGGGAAAATACAAGGAATATGAGAGTAGATTACTTAATCTTAACAAAAATGCTGAGATGGATGATATGCTAGCCATGCTAGATGATTGGGCTAATCAACGTGATGATGCGTTTATTACTGAAGCAGGTGATATTGAACAGTGGAGTGGCGGCGAAAATCGACATGAAGCTATAAAACAACTAAAAGAAAACATCAAGAAATTCAGGGATACACAGATATAACATATTCCATTATTCCATATTTATATTTATATACGAAATTTCACAAATATGGATATTAATATCTCAACGGCTCCTCAAGGCGCACCTACTGAAGTAATGGCGAACTTTGTTTCAACATTATTTCATTCTCGTACTCAAGCGCACACTTTTCATTTACAAACTAATTCATTCGCTGCTCATAAAGCACTAAACAAATACTATGATAGTATCATTGATTTAGTTGACAGTTTAATAGAATCATATCAAGGCCGTTACGGTGTATTAAAGGGATACAAAGGCATGGCTGATGTGTTGGAATATGATGAAAATGTAGTAGTTAAATACTTTGAAGCACTTTGCATGTATGTTGAGAAAAACAGACCATTGCTCCCACAAGACTCATACATCCAGAACCAAATTGATGAGCTTATAGCGTTAATTGAATCCACTAAATATAAGTTAATCTACCTACACTAATGGTTAAATTATCTACCATATTAGCGGAGTTACTATCCGAAGCGGAAAACCCAAACGTTTACAAGTTTAGAGGTATTTTAATTACTGATACTGAAAACCGCGGACAAACAGAAATATTATCTGATATACGTTCTATAGCAGGTGTTACAGTAGCAACATCTAAGGAATTGCCTACATCAGGAGATGTTACAGGTGCTAAATTCTATAAGACAGAACTTAATCTAAAGATTGACCCCCATCCATATAAAGGATTCTCAAGTCAAACACTTAAAACTATAGTTAACGATATTAAACGAATTGAAGGAGTAAGAAACTTTACTCCTATTGGTAACGTTCAATTAACAAAACCATATTAGTGATTAAGTTAACTAACATATTACAAGAAGTACTAACTGAAGTTGGTGAAATCCAAAACCCATATAAATGGAAATATGATTTTGTTGATGATGATGGTAACTACTTCTATTCATTTCGTACTCCTGAAAACAAATACACAGTTGGTATCACTTGGAATGGTAATAACACATATGAATTATTATTTAATACTGTTGAGGAAATGGGAAGAGATACTCAAGAGAATGTAGCATTACGTGTGTTGTCTACAGTATTTGAAATAGGATTAGACTTTGTCAAAAAACACCAACCAGATGATTTTATAGCTAGACCCACAGAACAAAAACGTGCTCGTGTATATAAAACATATATGGAAAAGAATTTACCTGATGGATATAAATTAGTGACAATGGCTGACACATATCATTGGATAAAAAAATAAAGTTAACCAAATGACACTACTTAAATTATTAAATGCAGTGAACACACCTGAAGCAAATACAGCTGGATTAGTAACAACATGCCTAGCGGCGCTAAATACATTCTTTCAAATGTTTAATCCTATCCTAACAGGATTATTTTACATTGCTTCTATAGGATGGCTATGTGTACAAATGTATTACAGAATCAAAGATAAAAAACGCAAAAATGACAAATAGTAAATTACGCGCTTTAGTAAAAGAAATCATTCAAGAAAAACTTAAACCCTCAATGGGCGCAGGTGAGTACATTTCTGATTTTGAAAAATCTAAAGCACCTCAATTTAGAGGTAAGTCTAAAGAGAAAAGACAAAAAATGGCTGTAGCCGCTTATTTATCTGCTAAAGACAAAAAGAAATAATGAAACTAATAGACGCTCTACTACTAGAAGGACCAATTGAATACCCAGCTGACCATCAGCCTGGTATGAGGGTGACTAAAGGTGGTTCTATGTGTGCTAACTGTGAATATTGGGTAGCAAAAGGTAACAAATGTAATAACAAATATTGGCTACAATGGAATGATGATAAAGCTGAAGTTCCATATCCCGCTGATGAATATTGCTGCAATTGGTGGCATCCAACTAATAAGTAACATGGACATAAAAAGAATTGTTGAATCATTAGCTATTGAGATTGTTGAGAGTAAACTTTGCCCTCGTGGTAAAGCATATCTTGCAGCTCGTAAAGCCGCTGGTGAGAAATCATCTGCTTATCTATCTGGTCGTGCCGTTAAAGTATGTAAGGGTAGTATTAAGTTTAAAGGTAAAAAACAAAAAACTTGGAAGGAAGAAATTGAGAATGAGTCATTAAAGAATTGGTTTGATAAAGAAAAGTGGGTTAGAATTGACACTCAAGGAAATATAGCTGGTGATTGTGGTTCAATGCCTAAAGGTAAACCAACACAACGTTGTTTACCTAAAGCTAAAGCTCAAAGTTTAACTAAAGCTGAGCGTGCCGCTACTACTCGTAAAAAAATAGCTGGGTCTAAACAAGGAAAACAATTTGTACCTAACACTAAAAAAGCAAAAGTTAAATTTAATAAATAAAAACTATGAAAACACCAGAATCAAATATTAATGAAATAGATGAATATGATGTTGAAAACGCAGATGATATTAAAGAGTTTGTTCAATTCATAAGAGAATACGTTAAACAATTAGATGAGTCTGATATAACAGAAGCTGAATACCGTGGTCGTAAAGTAGCGTTAGGTAAACCAATGCAAGGTGATGTTAAGAAGTTTAAAGTATATGTTAAAAATCCTGCTGGCAAAGTAGTTAAAGTTAATTTCGGCGCTAAAGGAATGAATATAAAGAAAAATAATCCTAAACGTCGTGCTGCATTTAGAGCTAGACATAATTGTAAAAACCCAGGACCACGTACTAAAGCTAGATATTGGTCTTGTAGAAAATGGTAATATGAACGAGTTATTAGATATATTAAATGAAACAGATCCTAAAGTAGGTACAGGAAAAAAACCTAAAGGATCAGGCCGTCGTTTATATACTGATGAAAATCCAAAAGATACTGTAAGTATTAAATTTAAAACAACTCAAGATATAAAAGATACTTTATCAAAATCATCATTTAAGTCTAAACCACATGCTCGTAAATCACAAATTATTAATGTAATTCATCAACGTGTAAGAGCAGCATATAGTAAAGCTAAAGATCCTGATGTAAAATCTCGTTTAAAACGTGCTTTAGACTATATTGAAAAACGTAGAGAAGCATCTAAAGCAAAAACACAACGTTTAAATAAAATGAAAGAAAATATTGATCCATCTGAGGCGTACAGCAATGTTGGCTCTGTTCAAACATTAGTTAATGGTAAAAGAAAAGTAGCTATGATTGCTTTAAGAGGACAATCTGATGCTGCTGAAACTATTAAAATAATTAATGATAACGGACTTAAAAAAATAGGTATAGACCAAAGACCAGGGGCTGAAGTATATGTAGTGTATGTTCCTGGAGCTGAAGCAGATGCTAAAGAATTTACTAATATAATTAATAGATACGGTGGGTATGCTTCTTCTAAAGCATCATATGAAGATACTAAACGTATGGGTGAATTATTGGGTTATAAGAAATCAACTATAGATGCTTTCCTTGTTAAGAATTACAATGATGATAAATCATTAAAAGAAAATATAACAGAAATGAATTGGAAACAAGCATTAGCTGGAGCCGGAATTACTTTAATGTCATTAGGTACTCCTAAAACAGGACAAGCGCAAAATTTTCAAGGACTAAAAGATAAGGTTAAGCAAGGTGTATCTTTTGTTCAAAGTAAAATACAAAAGAAACAAGACGAGCCAAAAACTGTAATGATACCTGGCAAACGAACTCAAGATAGAGATTTAGAAAAAATAAGAAAAGAATGGAGTGGGTATAATAGTGATTCTACTACATCTAAAGCGTTTGGTGAAGCTGTTGGACAAACAGAATCAGCAGCAAGAATGGCAGCTCGTGCAAATGCTAGAACTCAAATTTTTAAAAAAATGAAAACAGACCAAGCTAGTTTTGGTAGTTTTATAGTAGATGAAGCTATGTGGCAATTGCCAAATGGTAATTACCAAGCTATGGTGGTTATGGATAAAAATTAAACCATTTATATAAAATAATATGAACTTAAATAAATTAAAAGGACACATACCTGACAAAGTAATTGAACAAATTCCAGGAGTAATGGAAAAGTTCCAAATCAATACCCCATTACGTTTAGCTCATTTTTTAGCTCAATGTGGACATGAAAGTGGTGGATTTAGATTAACAAAAGAGAATTTAAATTATTCAGCAAAAGGATTAAATGGTATTTTTAAAAAATATTTTCCTACATTAGAATCAGCTTTGCCTTATGAAAGAAAACCTGAAAAAATTGCTAATAAAGTGTATGGTGGTAGAATGGGTAACGGTCCTGAATCTACTGGTGATGGAGCTAAGTACTGTGGTCGTGGCTATATCCAATTAACAGGTAAAGATAACTACACAGCATTTGGTAAATCAATAAACGAAGACATAGCTGCTAACCCAACAGTAGTTGCAGACAAATACGCTTTATTATCAGCGGCTTGGTTCTTTAATAAGAACAAATTACATATAATGGCTGATGGTGGTGCTACAGATGCTGTAGTAACTTCAATTACTAAGCGTGTGAATGGAGGAACTATCGGTTTAGCTGATCGTATTAAACATTTTAAAGAATATCATAATTTATTATCGTAATGATTAAACTATCCAAAATATTAGAATCAATGGATCCTGTAGGACAAGAAGATTCTGACATCAACAATGATGGAAAAGTAGATAAAACAGACAAATATCTTCTTAAGCGTCGTAAAGCAATTAGCAAAGCTACAACTAACGAAGGTGGAGATGTTTTAGGTCAACCATCATCTGACCATGAAGCTACAATGGCTAAAGGTGAATTAAGAGATATGCTTATGAATGGAGCTAAAGCATACAGAATGATACAACCAGGAACTGAACTTCCAGGTTGGATATCAGCTTACATTACATTAGCTTCAGACTACATACACAGTGTAACTGAGTATATGACTGAAAAAAACAATGAAGAAACATACTAATGGAACAAACTAAAAAAGACATATTGCGTAATGCAATAATACAAAAAGTTCAAGAGCGTATCAAAGGACATGATGTAGATCTTATGGAGGTTGATGAGGAAACTCCTGAAGAAACACCTGTAGACACACCTGAAGAAACACCTGTAGATACTCCTGAAGAGACACCTATTGAAGAACCAAAAGATGAACCTATCACTTTTGAGTCTAATCCATTGGAATATATTTTACAGACATACCCTTCACTTAATCGTACTATTGAGGATTTAATGACTCCTGACTTTAGAAATTACGTTACAGGTATCTATATTATAGCGCCTAAACCAACTACTTTTAAAGTTGTACTTCATAATAACCAATCCTTCTATATGAAGTTTATGGGTAAAACATATGAGATAAAAGCAGGAGGTAGACGTTATTACTTACTTAATTTAGGTGAGTTTGAGAACGCGGTTGAGAAAATTGCTACTCTATTATCTATAGGCTCTCCTAAACCTATTGAAGCAGTAGGAACAGAAACATCAGCTGAAGCTCCTGCTCCTGAAACACCTATAGGAGGTGAAACAGCACCTGAAGCAGCTCCTGAAACACCAGCGCCTGGTGAAGGTGAAGGTGAACCAGGTAGTTTAGCATTACCAGGTGAGGAAGAGGCTCCGTTGGCTGAGCAAAAGAGAAGACGTAGTGTTATTAAAGAAATTAAACAAAGAATTATAAACAAGGTTATGAAACAAAAAACAAACGAAGCGGTATCTGCCGCTCATATCAAAGATGGAGATACATTTACTGTAGCAAGTGGAATGGGTAATTTTTCTAAAGGAGATAAAGTTACTGTCACTAAAATTGAAGCGTACGGAAATGATATTCGAATCTACATGACTAGTGATAGTGGAGTCAAGGATTTCATTATAGTAGACAAGAACGATGACTCAATCGATCTTGACATAGATTAAATAAACAAGCTTGGCTGCCCAAATAAGGGCAGCTATTTTCATGTTAACCAATATATCGTTATGATAGAAAACAAGAAGAAAAGACTATTCTTTGACATAGAGACTAGTCCAAACATCGGATTCTTTTGGTCTGCAGGGTACAAATTAAATGTACCATACAGCAATATTATCAAAGAAAGAGCCATTATCTGTATCTGCTATAAATGGGCAGGTGAAGATAAGGTTTATTCATTAACTTGGGATAACAACCAAGACGACAAAAAAATGTTAGAAAAATTCATAAGCATCGCAAACGAAGCATCTGAATTAGTGGGTCATAATGGAGATAAATTTGATTTACCTTGGATTAGGACACGTTGCCTATTCCATCGTATACCTGTTTTCCCAACATACACTACAATTGACACTTTAAAACACTCACGCTCTAAATTTAGATTCAATTCGAATCGTTTAGACTATATCGCTCAGTATTTGAAGGTAGGTGAAAAATTAGAGACTGGTGGTTTCGACTTATGGAAAGAAATTGTCTTAAATAAGGATAAGGAATCATTAGAGAAAATGGTAACATATTGTAAAAATGATGTTACTATACTTGAAAAAGTACACGATCAATTATCTAACTATGTTCCCCATAAAACACATTATGGTGTAGCAAATGGTGGTGAAAAGTATTCATGTCCTGAATGTGGATCTGAAGATTTACGTTTCTCACAAAAACGCTATACTGCAACTGGTACACCACGTATTCAATTACAATGTAATGAGTGTCATAAGTATCATACTGTTTCTAACAGAGTTTATGAAGCTAAAACCGCTAAGGAAGCGAAAGTAGAAGAATAATATTTATCAATATGGCAAGCGACAAAATTAAAAGACAAATAGTAAAAAGTATCATTAAGGAAATACTTAGTGAAGAAGAAGAAGCACCTGCTTCAACTCCCACTAGTGGACCAACTAAATTACCATTGGATGATATCATTCAGTTAATTAAGGATACTAAAGGTGCATTTTTCACTGTTAAGTTTATTAAGAAAGATGGTACTGAACGCACCATGAACTGTCGCTTGGGAGTTAAAAAATATCTACATGGTGGTGAATTGCCGTACGATCCAGTAGCTAAAGGTTTATTGCCTGTATGGGATCCGATCGCCGCTAAAACGTCCGACGGTTATCGTATAATCAACACTAAAACGATTTTATTCGCTAAAATTGGCGGTAAAGAATACGAACCAGCATAATTACCATATTCAAAAATTAACGTTAAATAATGCGTCTTACTAACAATAAGGCGCATTTTTATTACATATTTATAATATATTACTACCAATGACGCGATTATCCAATATATTACAAGAAGTTTTGCTAAGAGAATACACAGAAAAGACAATAAATGATACTATTGCTAGATGGGGTATTGATTCTAATGATAAAGCCGCTGTTAATGCTGCTCGTCAATTAATTCAACAATTTGATCAAAAGAAATCATCATTAGCACAGAAACTAGACATAATTGTACTACCAGATGATTTAAAACAAAATAATAATTATCTTAACATTGATAAGTATTCTTACAATGATATGGTAAACTTACTTAAGTCTTTACCTCAAAACGAGGAGAAAATTAAGAAAGAAGCCATTAAGAAATTTGTTGATAAAGAGCAAATAGACAAAACTACAGCTCAATCATACGTGGCTCGCTTCATGAATAAGAAGAAAGATTTAAAGTATGCTGTTGAGAATGGTACTGAAGATGAAAGATTCACTAAGGAGGAAGTTAAGAAATTTATACCTGCTCGTTTGTTAGCTAATGATTTATATTTAGATCCTCGTAATTACAGATGGCAAAGTTTAGAGCAAATGCTAGATGCTTTATTTCCAACACAAATTAAAGTTGGAGAGGAAGGTGAAAACTTAGCTGAAACTGACGCTGATAAGATATATAGTAAAGGAGATATTGAGGTTTATAAGTGTGATGAAGTACATAAGTGTATTCAATACAATCCTACAGTAGCATCAACTAACAGAAAAAAATATGGTTGGTGTGTCGCACAACCCGGAAATACTAACTACGATTATTATCGATTCAAAGAAGAAGCACCTACATTTTATTTTATTTTTGATCGTAGTAAAACATCAGCTCCTGAACATTCTTATTTTGATGATCCGTACCATGCAATCGCTTTGCAAGCTAATGCTGATGGTAAATCATATGTAGTCACTAATGCTGATAATGCTGGAGATAATAAAGCCGCTAGTTGGGATGATATATCTAAAATTGTTCCTGCTGACACTTGGGCTAAAATTAAAAACTTAAAAGAATTATTCAAACCAGTAGCGTTATCAGGTAGTGAACGTGCTAGAAAGTTTGCTCAAGGTAAAAATTTATCTGTTGATGAATTTAAGGAATTAACTCAAGATGAGAAAATAATGTATGTTCAAGCTAAAGCAATGAAAAACGCTTTGAAACAAGACATACTAAGCATATTACCTAAATATAAGATTTCACTTGAAGGTAGAACTACTACTTTAGCTAATATTGCTATTGATAGTGGTCAAAAATTCACTTACGCTGACTTAAAAGATTATCCATCATTAGCTAGTCGTTATGCTATATATCGTTTTAGACATACAGACTATAGTAAAACACCTATACCATTACCTTTCATTCAGTATCTAGATGAGCCTGCTAAGGAAAAGTATATGGATGCTTATGATAATGTTTTATCTCTTGAGTTAGTAGAAAAATATTTTGGAGAAAAATCATCTAAGGAGTTTGTTAAGAAACATCTTAAAGAATTAGATTACTTACCTCCATCTGCTATCAAGTACATTGATAATGATAAATTAAAAAATTTATTTTCAATATATAGTAAGTTATTTGTTAACTGGAAATTTGGAGAAAATCTTAATCCTGATGAAGAGAAAATGGCTACATTTTTTGATTCACCAAACCAAGATGTAGATCCTGCTCCTATTTTAGCTAAACAGTGGCTTACATTATCACCACAAGAAAGAAAAACATTACTTGATCTAGCTAATAAGGTGAATGGGGATCAAAAATACTTAACAATGCTTTACGCATTACCATTCTTTATCCAATCAGGAGGAAACTATTATACTCTACTACCAGTAGAAGAAACTGAAGGACGTTACACAAATTGGGTATTATTAGATAGTAATGGTAAAGTAGTAGAATCAAATATTGATGGTGATGAATCATTCATTAATGATGAAAGTATAAGTGGAGGATATTTCTCAGACAATGAATCACCTAAACGTGTTTATAGCGCTAAAGAAGTAACACTTAATGGCTCACCTGCCTCTAGTGTGTTAAAAGAAGAAGCGGATAGGTTAAAACAATTAGCTAATATCAAGAATGATTAAACTAACAGAAATATTAAACGAGTACAAAGTAAACAAACCTACTACTTACAAGTATAAGGTAGGTGAAATTGTACGTGAATTATATGGTGATGAAGAATCATGTAAAATATTAGATAGAAGACCTAATTGGGAAGCGGTAATATCAAATCCCACTAATCGGGAATATATATTTCAACATCCATATGAAGATGATAATACAATAAATGAACCTTGGTATTTGATTCAATGGTTAGAGCATAATAAAGATGCTAGTCCAACATGGTGGACAGAAGAAGAATTACAACCATACAACAACATTAATGAGAATATAATTACTAATACTAACAACGAAAAGAAAACTATCAGCATTGATGGGTATGATAATGTTAGTTATAAAGTAATGCCTAACACTAAGTTTGTTGAGTTAAGAATTGATAACTCACCTCAATACCGTTTACAACATGATGATGCTTTAGGATATTATCCTGATAATTCATTAATGTCAAATACATTTAAGGAAAGTGTATTAAATAGAATTGTTAAACACTTACGTGAACGTGATGTAAAAGCAATTGTTATTGATGACACTATATTAATGACAAACACCAATGCCCTTAATGAAAATGTTGAAGAATATAAAATTAACACTCCTGATCCTGGATATAAAATAGCAGATTGGGTGTATAATTATTTTACTGAAGATCCATATGAACTTGATTGGGACAAAGCAGAATATCGTTTAGGTCCATACTCAGACGAATTAAACGCGTTAACTATATTGTATTTCAATATGAATATTTTTGACCGTAACACAGTAACTAAAGCTGATATTGAACGTTGGAAAAATGCTCCTCATAGTAATTTGAAAGATAACACAATAGATGAAATACTTGAGTACTTACTTGGTATGGTGTTAATTAAAAAAAATCAGCCACTTAACGAATATAAGATTAATAAACCTACTGATTCACTTCCATCTGACTTTATGAACGATGTGAAGGATGCTATTAACAGACATATAGTTAGTCTAGTTAAAGACCATGAAGAATATTATGATACTCCTGCTGTTGAATTTGTTAAGGATGAGAAGTATGATACTCACGACATCATAATTGATTTTATCAAAGAACATATGGTTGTTAACCATTATGAGTTTGAAAAAGATGGTAAGGAAATTATTGCTAGCCCATTGAATGTAAGTACAATTAGTGGTGAGGATGTATTAGACTATCTTAATGATAATGTTGACTTAAAACGTTATATAAACAAAGTTATTTGGAAAGCATATTTTGAAGCTATTGATATAAATGAAATACGAAACAAAGTATTCAACTATATCAAAACTAAAGAACACCCAGACCTTCCTCATACACGCAATACAAAAGATTATTATGATGTATATATTCCACTTCTTATAGAAAAAGTAGTGGACTACTATATAGAACCATCTGAGATATTTAATGAGAATGATTTTGTTCAACAAGTAAACAATACTTTACTTAAGTCTGACTTTATTAATGAATACAAAATCAACAAACCATCTAAAACATATAAAGTAGCTGATTGGGTTAAGTATGAGTATGGTATGAATGATTATCATAATGTTAACAGATTATATGGTGAGGATGTAGCTGATGCTTGCTTAATGTTAAATGATATAGTTGATATAAGTCAAGTAGAAACAGTAAACACTAATGAAATTGATACTTGGTTAAAAAGTGAAGTAGGAAAAAACATATGGATAGGAGAACTTGATGGTTTAATTGATTTCTTACTTAAAACAGATGTTATTAGAGATTCAAACAAAATTAAAGAGTATAAAATTAATAAACCAAAACGTAACAAGTATATTAGTTTAGAAAAAGATGAAGATGGAAACAGATACTATGTTATAGATAAAGGTCTAATACATAGTTACCTTGAATCAGTAATTGATCCTGAATATATTGATGATGTAGAAACTTTTATGAGTGATGAAGAAGGTTGGGAAGAATCTACATTAAATGGATTAAGTGACTTTGATTTTGAAAACGCTACAGATGAAGATATTGAAGATTTTGCCACATCAGAAATGAGCTTTTTCTTAACATCACACCCAGATGAATTTCCATTTAAAGATGGTTTAAATGAGTATAAAATTAACAAACCAAACTCAGGAAACTATAGAATATCTTGGTATGAAGGACCAAACCAATTCCAACAGGAAAAAGTTGAAACAACATTCACTAATGCTGAGAAATTAGCTTTAGATACACTAAAAGGACAATACTTATATAGAAAATCTTATGAATATTGGGCTGTAATAGAACAAAATTTAGGAGATGACAATATACCTCGTTACACTGAAATTGAAAGGATAAATTTAGATCCTGAAATTGATGGTTTATACGCTAATGTAAGAGTATATGATGAAACTGAAAGAGACTTTGTTGATATTAAAACAATTAAACTATGATTAAACTAGCAGAAATATTAGACGAATACAAAATAAATAGTCCCGCTGTATTCAAATACGACCCTGAATTATTTTATTGGTATCCATCTATGTCAAAAGCTAACAGCATAGAAGATATGTTAAAAACTTGGGGATATGATGATAAAGAAAAGTTTATAGATGATCAAGGTATAAATGAAGAACAATTCAATAAAATGGAACAAGTTATCAAAAATTTTCATCATAAATTCGCAGCTTATTTATATGATGGACAAGATGAAGCTAGTGATATAGGTAATGTTGATATGGACATAAGAAAATATTCTAAACTAATTATTAAAGAAGACGATAATATACTTTTACTAATTTTATACTAATGAAAAAACTAATAGACATACTTAAAGAAGCATTCGGTGATGATGTTGTAAATCAACTAGGTAATCCTGATGAACCAATAGTTAGAAAGGATTTAGTGGGTAAAACACCCGCTGAAATTAAATCTGCTCATCCTGAACTCAAACTAAATACAGCAGCTATAATTAACAAACCAGTACAATACGCTGTTGAGTTTAAACCAACAGAAGACTTTAGAGCAATACATTTGGCTGATAAGTTCCTTAAAGACGAAGGATATGTTCATGGTTCAATGAATATGGATATGCCTATGCTTGTTGTTAAAGGAGATGGTGATACTGAAGTAAGAACACGTTACCAAGGTGAAGAACGATATGCTGTTATCACTAAGTGGGATCGTTTATCACCTAACGAATATGATCAATTAGATGGTGTTATTGTAACTGATGAGGAAGGATTTAGAGACGGAGGAGTAGTTGTTTTACTTTTTAACTATTTTTAGTATATGATTAAACTAATAGATTTACTCAACGAGTATAAAGTAAATAACCCATACAAATACCCAGACGCTACTCTTGTTATATATGATGATGGAGAAACTTTATTAGATGTTGATAATGAAGAATATAGTGGAGAATACACAGGTGATATAGATAGTGATAATAATGTTTCATATGGATTAATATTAAATAATGATATTAGTGATTTTATGGATGAAGATGACGCTTTTGAAGAATATGCTCCTGAAGTTTTTAAGGTTATTAGAGATAAAGCTAATGGTAAGATTGAAGCATTAGGTGATTATGTTGGAGTAACAGCTAATATAGATGATTTAAAAAGAATATTTAATGTACAAATAGTATAAACTATGATCAAACTAATAGATTTACTCAACGAGTATGAAATAAACAAACCAATACTATTTAATACTGACTCATCTAAAGGTAAGTTATGGGTTGATTACAATCCAAAACTACGTAAAATAGATAATAAAGAATTATCATTACTAATTCGTGTTTATAACGCTCTAAAACCAGTAGAAAATAGACTTGATGATTCACTTAGATTATCACCATCATTAGATCGAGTAATGATGAAATATGGTTATTGGGAATGGATTGAAGATAGAGAAATATTAAGAGCATTGAAAAATTTTGATGTGTCAATTGAGGATGACTATGATGATGATAGAGGACAAACAACTTATTACATGGTAAAAGATAAATAATATGAAACTAATAGATTTACTCAATGAGTATAAAATTAATCGACCTAATAGTAATTATAAATTAGTATTAGATATTGTTAAAAGTTATGAAGATGAAGATATAATGGCTGATTTTCTTAAAACATTTCCTGAAGGAAAAAATATAAGTAAAGATGAGTTTTTTGAATTTTTTACCAGTTATGTAGATGACACAAGTGAATATTATTATATAAAACAAAATTGGAAATATGTTGAGAGTGGAGGTGATGAAAGTGTTTATGATGAAGAAGAAGAAGATGATGATGAAGACGAAGAATTAGATGAATACCAAATTAACAAACCAGGCTCACGCCCACCAGCATTAATAGAAGTAGTAAAAGATATATACCTATGTACTGATCGAACACGTGAAGATGAGTATTATGCTAAAGATGAAATATTTGATAATTTTGCTCATTTATTTGTTGTTGGTGACATATGGGAATTAAAAAAAGACGAAGATGATGAATATTACTATGAATGTATTAAAGGACAATGGAAAGAAGATGTAAGTGAAGGTTGGTGGGAGTACAATGACACAACTAAAGATTTCTTTAAAATATTAAAACGATAATATGATCAAATTAATAGATATACTTAATGAATATAAAATAAATAACCCATCTAAAAAGTATAAGCTAAAAATAGTAGAACCAGACCAAACAACTGATGGAGAATATGGTGCTATAATCAATGATAAATACTGTTCAGATAATGTTAAAAATGATTCTTATGAACCATTTGAATGGCTTGTTGATGTTAGTGATGATGATGAAAATGATAATTCTATGGTGATCACAATAATGGGTAAAGGTTTTGAAACTTGGGAACAGGAAGAAGAAGATGAGTATTTAGAAAATGAATGGGATCAATATGTTGAAGAAAATAAAGGATCATTTTTAAAAGATATTGCCTATAAAACTGAAGAAGACCATTATAATCCTATTTCTATTAAATATTATCTTATAGAAGACTAATATTTATACTCATACAGAACAGATTCATTACCTGTTCGCATCAATAAAATAATTCGGAGTAGTGGCCCACCCAAAAGGTGGGCCATCTTAGTTTGGCTAGCCTCAACATTATAGTTAATTTTATAATATGATTATAGTTGGCAAATATAAGTTAGGACGTGATGAGGATATTGTATCATATTCTGTTGAGGATAATGGTTTGGAACAATTAACCAAAACAACATTTAGTAATATTGCTAAATTATCAAACATAACACAATTTCTTCCATCAACTGTTTATATAGGACATAGACAAAATGGATCTAAATCATTTTATATTGAAGGATTTATTAATGGAAAATTAATAGTTTTTGCAAGAAAAGAATCAAATTCACCAGCATCTGGACAAACTAACATATATTCTGAATATGCTAGATATCAATTTAGTAAATTAATTACTAAACCATTAAATGAAATATTAACTGAATTAAGAATATTATGACAAGAATTAATGTAGCAATACCACCACAGCAATTAACTAATAAACACTTAATTGCAGAACATCGTGAAATTAAACGTGTACCTAATCTTATCACTAGAGGTAGGTATAATTTGAAAAGTATACCTCCTATGTTTACACTAGGTAAAGGACATGTAGCATTCTTTTACGATAAGTTATTATATCTTAAGAATCGATATGAAGAAATATACCAGGAATGCCTCAATAGAGGATTTAATATGACATACTATGGTAGTGCTTGGGAAGGAGTCCCATCACAATTTATGAATGACTATACTCCAACAGAACAAGATGAACAAATTATTAGACAACGTATAAATGAAAGACTAAATGGAAAATAAAAGAATTTTAATTGTTGGAGCTGGAGTAGCTGGTATTAATGCGGCAACTAAATTAGTAGATAATGGATACCCTGGTGAATTAATCACTATCATTGATAGAGGTAATGATCCAATTAATCGTTTACCTGAAGAGGTAATGACAGGAATGTTAGGTGCTGGTGGTTGGTCAGATGGTAAATTAGTAGTATCAACAGTACAAGGTGGACAATTGTCCAAGTATTGTGGTGAAGAAAAAGCTATGGAATTAATGAATGAAGTAGTAGCTAATTTTACTCGTTTCCACCCTAAACCAGAAGACATATCATGTTCTGATCCTAAACAAGAACCTGACTTTATTAAACCATATTTTGACTTACGTATGTCGCTTGTATGGCATATTGGTTCAAACTATTTACATGAGATTGCTAAAAACTGGTATCAATATTTGTTAGATAAAGGTGTTAACTTTAGTTGGAACACTACTATTACTAATATTGATTTTCAAGACTTAATTATCAAGTATAAACAAGGTGAAGATGAGTTTGTAGCGTTAAATGCTTATGATGAATTGATATTTGCAGTAGGTAAATCAGGTATTGATTTTGCTCAACAATTATCTGACACTTACAAATTGCCAACTGAAGCTAAAGCAGTACAAATTGGTGTTCGATTTGAAGCGCCACAAAAATATTTCCAAAAATTGATTGATGTATCTTATGATTTTAAGTTATATCAAAAACATGATAATGTTTCTATTCGCTCATTTTGTACTAACAACAATGCAGCTTATGTAGCGGTAGAAGAAACATATGGTGATTTAAGTTATAATGGTCACGCTAAGAAAGGTGAGGAATTTAGAAATGATATGACTAACTTTGGTATCTTAATGGAAATTAAAGGTATTGATGATCCATTTAAGTGGTGTAGAGATGCAGTATCTAAATTACAAGTCAATGGAAAAGGATTATACTATTCACCTAATCGTACTCGTATTCCAGGATTAACATCAGAAGGTACTACAGTGACATCTTATCCAATAGATACTTTAGTACCATTAGCTGAAGCTTATGGAGAATATTTAACTTATATTACTGACTTTATTGATAATATGAATACTGTATTTGAATTTGGTGATGATTGGGGAATGTATGTACCTGAAGTAAAGTATTTGAGCCCTGAACCGTTAGTTAATTATAATGATTTGTCATTAAATGATTATCCAAATGTACACTTTGTAGGTGATGCTTTATCTGCTCGTGGTATCACAGTAAGTGGTGCGCATGGAATATACGTATCTGAATATTTATTGGCAAATAGGTAATAATGACCAAAGCACAATTACGCGAACTTGTACGCGATATTATAAAAGAATATACATTGCCATCTGTGGCTCCAATTAGGAAACCATATCCTAGTCCTGAAATTGCTGAACCAGAAGAAGAGCCAGAAGTTGAGCCAGAGGAAAATCCACTTGAACCAATGGATCCTGACGCTTTACCTGACGAGAATCCAAAAGCTCGTATGCGTGAAAACGAGAAAGCAGGCATACAAAAAATATTCAATCGTTTAAAAGCGGGTAAGTAATGAAATTACAGGAGAAGGAATACGAAAAAATGTTCACTCCCCAAACAATGGGGAAGCTAAAGGGACTATCTCAACAAGCTAGAGAAAAACAAGGCGCCAAAAATTATGGTGGTGAAACAATGCGTTTAGCAAGTGAAATTGCTAGAGCAGAACGTGGATACCAAGATGAATTGGAGCAATTAGCAGTTGAGGTAGTTAAAGATGCTTACCCAATTGTTGACAAATACAATATCAAGATTGATGCTAAGATAGAGCCAATGTCTCAAAACACCGCTATTCCTAGAGGTGAATTCCAAGACAAACCAGGCGAACAAGGATATTCACCTGAAGAGAAAGAAGATATGGATGCTAAACGTCGTTTAATAAACGCGTTAACTCAAGGTGCTGGTGTTAGAGGTTCTCGTTCATTTTTATTAATGAAAGATTATTTGGATAGTGTTGACCCAACATTAGTAGACAAATATGGTAAAATATTAGACGTTGCTTTAGGTGGATATGATGATGAGAATTTTATCGCTCAAATATTAGCTGGTATTGCTAATGATAATAACATGCCTGGAGGTAGTAGTTTACCTGTATATGATAAAGCAAACAAACAATGGATAGTAAAAGCACGCGCTATTAACTTTCCTATTCTAATACATGAAATAGTTAAAGGAATATACTCAGTTATTGGATCAAGAGGATGGAGTAAAAATAAAGCATTAAACCAAGCATCAGTTGCTAGTGTTGATAAACTAAGAAACGAACCAGACGATTTACGTTATGGTAAATTCATGTTAGATGCTATTTCAGATGCCATCAATAAGTTTTATAACAAAAGCAATGTTAGTGATCCATATGTTCGTGATATATTCATTGCTAAATTAGTTGAATTACCTTATCCACAACTACGTGACTTCATTCAAAACGCTATTAATGGTGAGTTAAGTGCTGGTCAAGAGAAGTGGGCTAAAGATACATTAGGTAAAATTTCCAACAAATAGATAGTTTGGCCTTCAACACTATTTTTCCTACCTTTATAAGAAAATATGGCGAAGAAAATTTTAGAACCAACAAAACGACTAAAGAAACCGGATGGAACTGTCGTTTATGTTTGGAATGGTAAATTGCACAATTGGGATGACGTTGCAGTCATACATCCAGATGGTAAAAAAGAATATTGGTTATTTGGGTTTCAATACACTAAAGATCAATGGACAGATCGTAAACGTGATGTGAATGGTGTACCACCAGCAAAAGATCCGAAATTTGAAACACGTCTTTAATCAATATTTATACATTACCAAATACACATTATGAAAATAGGATTATGCGGAACTATGTCAGTTGGTAAGACAACACTTGTAAAAGCGTTGGCTGAACTACCTGAACTTGAACATTATCATATTGCTACTGAACGTAGCAAGTATTTGCGTGACTTAGGTGTACCATTAAATACAGATTCAACTATAAACGGTCAACTATTATTCATCGCTGAACGTTCTGGTGAGTTACTACATAAAGATTTAATTACAGATAGAACAGTATGGGATGTATCTGCATTTACTATGCTGGCTAAATCGGTAGATAGCGCGTATAAATCGACGTTAGTTAACACTGCAATGTTATTGCGTGATCAATATGATGTCGTATTTTATATCGATCCTATTGGTACTAATATGGAAGATAATGGTGTACGTGAAACTAATTTAGAGTACAGAACTAATATCAACCAAGAAATACTTCGTTTGTTATCATTATTTCCACCTAAGAAATTAGTTGTTATTAGTGGTTCAACATATGATAGAATGCAAACAATATTAAAAAATATATAAACACAAATCATGGCAGATTTTGATTATAAAAAATTCGTAACTGAGCAGCAGTCATTTCGCGTTAGTGAATTGGCTAGAATAGCAAAGGAAAAATATAAACTTAATCCTGAGTTTCCTGACTTGGAAAACAGAATTAAGAATCCATCTGATTACAAGGATGATAGACGTCAACAAATCATCAATTATTTTGTTTCACAAGCAGCTGATCAAGGTGTTGAACCAATGGAGATTGAATTGTTAAAGAGTAAAATAGAGAAAGAAACAGTACCTGGAAAGTCATTCACTCTAATCCCAGACCTAAAACAAAATCTATTACGCTCAACTTCAGTTCAACCAGAAGAAGAACCAGAAGAAGAACCAAGCGAAGATGATGTGTTAGATTTACCTGATAATGAAGATGATTTGTTTGTTGGTACAACTAAACTAAGCAAAAGAAAATCAGACGAGGAAGAACCAGAAGAGGAACCATCAGATGATGAGATAGAAAAAGCAGAACCAATCCTTGCTCCTAAAATATCAGATCAAGATTTTGAGGACTCATTAAAGTATAGTGAATTACAACGTCGTTTAGCTGCGACTAGAGGAAATATCTTATCATTAAGAAAATCAAGACCAACAGCTGGAGATATTAAGGATAGACCAAGTGATGAATTACAACGTTTACGTGACTTGAAAGTATCATTAGAACAACGTATTGCTGATCTAGTATCTAAATCATCATATCTGCAAAAAATAGATGCTCAATCAGCTCCTCCACCTCCACCAATTGAAGAACCAGGAGAAGAACCAAGTGATGAGGAACAATTAGATGAGTATATCATTAATAAAATGAAATATTACGCTGGAATTATAAAATAAAATATATGAAAAAAGTAGTTTTAGGAATTTTAGCCTTACTAGTAGTAGGGTATATTGTATTTGACAAAATCGGAGATGCTGGTTTGTCAAAAGAATTTATACAAAAACAAGACAGTTTAGTACAAGCTGTTGACTCAATGAAATTAGATATCGCTGAAAAAGATAAAGCAATAGATTCATTAGTAGTAGTTGATGAACAATTACAAGACAAGTTAGTTCATGCTAAAGGTAAAGTAATTAAAGTAATTCAGTTTGTTGACTCATCTAAAGCAGCAGTTGATACATACAATGAAAAAGAATTAGTTACTTTCTTCAACAACCGCTACCCTAAAGATACTGTAACTAATAAATTACCTATAGCACAACCAGTATTAACGTATGTTGCTAAGGATTTGGTAGAATTAGATGGTGCAAAACAAATAATTACATTTAAAGATAGTGTTATTGCATTAACTGAATCAAGAGTAAATGGTAAAGATAGTGTTATTGCTTTATTTACTAAAAAAGAAGGCACATACAAAAATATTATGTTTAATCAAGACATACAGATCAAAGATTGGAAAAACCAATACAATCAAATATACTTACAAAACCAGAAACTTAAGTTCAAAAACAAAATCACTAAGATTGGAGCTGGAGTTGTAGTTGGTGGTTTAGTATACTTAATGATTGCAAAATAAACAATATGGCAGACAATTTCGATTACAAGAAGTATTTACAAGACAATAAGTTAGGTCCTTATTCTAAAGCAATGAAGGAAACAGCTGAAACAAAAAAGCCCCTAACTAGTACAAAAACAGACACTAAAAAAATAGATCCAAACAGGATTAAACAACGTCTTTCAGGAAAATAATTGCCCCGCCATAGTCTCAGTATTATGGCTCTGGAGCCTGACCGCTAAGGTTAGGCTCCTCTTATATATTTATATACACAACCCCGTTATATGAGCGAACAGCAAAATATTAAGGAGATAATTAAACAGGAGTATATTAAGTGTGCTACAGATCCTGTTCACTTCATGAAGAAGTATTATATGATTCAACACCCTAAGCGTGGTAGAATCCAATTTAATTTATATCCTTTCCAAGAAAAAGTATTACGTTTATTTCAAAAGAATACTTACAACGTAGTAAATAAATCAAGACAGTTAGGTATCTCTACCTTATCATCAGCATATGCTTTATGGCTAATGTTATTTCATAAGGACAAGAATATACTTTGTATCGCTACTAAGCAGGAAACTGCTAAAAATATGGTTACTAAAGTGCGTTTTGCCTATAATAACTTACCTAATTGGCTTAAAGTAAAAGCAGATGAGGATAATAAGTTATCACTCCGTTTATCAAATGGTTCTCAAATTAAAGCTGTTGGTGCAACTGCAGATGCAGGTAGATCTGAAGCCGTGTCCTTACTATTATTAGATGAGGCTGCCTTCATTGAGGGTATTGATGAGATATTCGCTTCTGCTCAACAAACCTTAGCCACTGGAGGTCAATGTATTGCTATATCAACTCCATATGGTACAGGTAACTGGTTCCATAGAACGTTTATTGGCGCTGAACAAGGATCAAATGGCTTTATTGCTATTAAATTACCTTGGACTGTACACCCAGAACGAGATCAAAAATGGAGAGATGAGCAAGATGATATTCTAGGACTTAGAAACGCTGCTCAGGAGTGTGATTGTGACTTTAGTACTTCAGGAGATACAGTAGTAGAACCTCCTATGCTTAACTTTTATATGGAAACATTTATGGTTGAGCCTATGGAAAGAAGAGGATTTGATGGAAACTTATGGATTTGGGAATCACCAGACTACTCTAAAACATATATGGTTGTAGCTGACGTAGCTAGAGGTGATAGTAAAGACTATTCTGCATGTCATGTTATTGATGTAGAAGATGCTAAACAAGTAGCTGAATATAAAGGACAAGTTGGTACTCGTGACTATGGAAATTTCTTAATTGGATTAGCCACTGAATATAATGACGCATTATTAGTAATTGAAAACGCCAATATTGGTTGGGATGTTATCCAAACTGCTATTGAGCGTGGATATCGCAATTTATATTACTCACCACGTTCAGATATTGCTATGACTAACGTTGAAATGTATTTGAATAGATTTGATCGTGATGAAGGTATGGTTCCTGGATTTACTAACTCCTTAAAGACAAGACCACTTGTTATCTCAAAGATGGTTTCATACATTCACGAGAAGAGTTGCGTTATTCAATCAAAACGTACACTTGAGGAACTAAGAACATTTGTATGGAAGAATGGTAAAGCACAAGCTTTAGATGGCTATAATGATGACTTGGTGATGTCTTTAGGTATTGGTTTATTCTTACGAGATACAGCATTACGTTATAGACAAACAGGTTTAGATCTATCTAAAGTGAGTGTAGGAGGTATGATGAAAACAGGATATAATGATAATTCTGTATACCGCCATACATCTAATGGAAGTTACTTAAACCCATGGCAGATGGACACAGGTCATGGTACGGAGGATATGGATTGGTTGATTAGATAATACGGTAAATATTTATACTCATACAAACAAAATAATTAATGGCTGATACATCACTCTTTGGTAGGTTAAAACGATTATTCTCATCTGATGTTATTATTAGAAACGTTGGTGGTGATCAACTAAAAGTAGTTGATACTGACCGAATACAATCGTTAGGTGCGTTGCAAACAAACGCATTAGTTGACCGCTTTACCAAAATATATACAACATCAGGCGCAGGAGTTTATAACCTTAACAACGTTTTAAACTACCAAACCTTACGTGTTCAATTATACACAGACTATGAAGCAATGGATACAGACGCTATCGTAGCATCTGCGCTTGATATCATTGCTGACGAATGTACTTTAAAGAATGACTTCGGTGAAGTTATTCATATCAAATCATCAGACGAAAACGTACAGAAAATATTACGTAACTTGTTTTATGACGTGTTAAACATCGAGTTTAACTTATGGTCATGGACTAGAAACATGTGTAAGTACGGTGATTTTTATCTTAAATTAGAAATATCAGAAAAATTCGGCGTATATAACGTCATACCTTTCTCAGCATATGCAATTATACGAGAGGAGGGAGTAGACGTTAAAAACCCAACCTATGTGCGTTTTAAGTACGATCCTACATCGGTTGCTGGTACAACTATGGGATATGGAGTTATACCTCCAAATGCTATGTTAGGTGGAGCTGAAGGTATTTACTTTGAGAACTATGAAATGGCTCACTTCCGTCTATTAAGTGATGTTAACTTTTTACCATATGGCAGAAGTTACTTAGAACCAGGACGTAAAATATTCAAACAATATGTTTTGATGGAAGATGCAATGTTGATTCATAGAATTGTTCGCGCTCCTGAAAAACGTGTTTTCTATGTTAACGTAGGTTCTATCCCACCAAATGAAGTAGAAAACTACATGCAGAAGATGGTCAATAAGATGAAGAAAGTTCCTTATATTGATCCTCAAACTGGCCAATACAATCTTAAGTACAATATGCAGAACACGATGGAGGATTTTTATATTCCTGTTCGTGGTAATGATAGTTCAACTCGTATTGATACTACTAAAGGATTAGAATATAATGGTATTGATGACGTTGCTTACTTACGTGATAAGTTATTTGCTGCTCTTAAGATACCTAAAGCATTTATGGGTTACGAGAAAGATTTATCTGGTAAAGCAACACTTGCCGCTGAAGATATTCGTTTTGCTCGTACAGTTGAACGTATTCAACGTATTGTACTATCAGAATTATACAAAATCGCTATTGTACACTTATATGTTCAGGGATATGAAGGTGAGTCATTAACTAACTTTGAGTTAGACTTAACTACACCATCAATTATATATGATCAAGAACGTATGGCGTTACTCGCTCAAAAGGTTGACTTAGCAGGTAACATGATTGATAAAGAATTAATGCCAACTAGTTGGATTTATGAGCATTTATTCCACATGAGTGAAGAACAAATGGATGACTTACGTGATCAATTGGTTGAAGATAAGAAAACTAAATTCCGCCTAGACCAAATACAAACTGAGGGTAATGATCCATATGATTCTGGTCAAGCCTACGGTACACCATCACAATTGGCTACTGCTTACGGTACGGGTCGATATAATGCAAATAATGAAGTTCCTGTAGGATTTGATGAAACTAATCCAAACGAACCTAAACCATTACAAGGTAGACCAACTGAACATCCATCATTTATTGGTACTCAAAAAGATCCATTAGGTAAAGATCGTTTAGGTAATAAGTTTATGAAGAGCAATGATGACCAAGAAGACGGTACATTGCGCGCTAGCTACAAAGGCAACTCAGCATTAGCGATGGAGGCAAAAGCATCATCAACATTGGCTGGTCTTAAAGCAGCATTAGCAAACGCACCTAAAGCTAATCGCAAGATCACGTTATTTGAACAGAGCGATTTGTTAAACGAGGACAATATCCGTGAGCAACTTGATTAATAACATATTTATAAGTAGTGCGCATTAACTTTATATGAAAGCCAAACACAGCAAATTTAAAAATACAGGTATTTTATTTGAATTACTTGTCCGCCAGATCGCATCTGATGTGCTATCAGCCAAAGATTCATCGTCGGTTAAAATCATTAAGAAATTTTTCTCCAACAGCGAATTAGCCAAGGAGCATAAATTATATTATACTATTGCTTCAGCTGAAAAGTTGAGCGAGTCTAAAGCCGAGTCATTGATTAATACTGTACTTGATTTAAGTACTAAGTTGAATCGTGAGCAAATCAACAAAGATAAGTACAACTTGATCAAAGAGATCAAGAAGAACTACGATCTTGATGATTTCTTCAAGGCTAAGATCAATAATTACAAAGTATTAGCGTCTATCTCTACGTTAATTGAGTCTAAAAACAGCAAGGAATTTGATGATCCTAAAACAATTGTCACTAATAAGTTAACATTGTTGGAACATATCACAAAAATTCCATTGACTGAAGAAAAAATTCAAAGTGCTGTCATCAATGAGTTCACAAGAGCTGATAAAGATATTCGTATCTTGGCTTATAAATTACTTATTGAGAAATTTAATGACAAATATTCATATTTCAGTACTACCCAAAAGAATGTGTTGAAAGAATTCATCAATAATATTTCTAATACAGAACAACTACGTGAGTTTGTTAACAAGAATGTTAATGGTTTAAAAGCTGAGTTACAAGCATTCATTCCTAAACTAGATGACAAAACTACTCAGATCAAACTAAACGAGATATTGAATTTAATGGTTGGTGTTCCTAAAGGTAAAACTGTAAAAGATGAGCATATGATCTCATTATTACAATACCATGAGTTACTAGATGAATTAAAAAAAGTATCTAAGTAAATGGACATTAGAAAATATATTAAGGAGTATACTACACAACTAGTAAAAGAAATGTCTGGTACTGGTACAGGTGCTGGTTTTGCTCCTGGTGTTTCCAATCCACAAATCGCTACTGCTAAAGCATTTAAAAAAATCAAGAAAGAAGACGCTCCACAACTTGCTGGAGGTAAAGTAAAAAATAATTACGCTGTATCTCATTTTGGTTTCACAAATGCTCCTTCTGTTCCTAACCGTAAGTCTAAAGCAATAGACTATAAGCAATTATGGAAAGAATATAAAATAAACAAACCAGGAGCTGATAATTATATAGCATTTAAACTTAGACCTAATACATTAGAAAAATTTGAAAAACTAATGGCTACTGACACTAAGTTTTATGATGAAGTATATGATATTATTTTCTTTACTGGAAAGGATGATGATGAAAACTACAATGTATGGGATGGAGGAAATGAAAGTAGATACGCTTACATACAAGGTGCGTTTGATGAAAAAGATAGAAACCCTGAATATTAAATAAAATAACAATGGATAATTTTGACTATAAAAAATTCGTATTTAACGCTAAGGCTAACATAAACGAAAATATGGAAGTTAAAGAGGCTGTTAACCCTGAACTTGATTCTAAAGTATTAGGATATGTAAAGGATTTAGCTAAGTTTTATGAGTATAGTGATCAAGATGCTGTATTCGCTATTATCCAATCACTTGTAAGACAAGGATTATATAACCCAAAATAAAAAATAATGGCTAAAGCAAAATCAGCAAGCAATAGTACCAAAGTTTCATTCGGTAAACGCAAAATAGGATCAGCACAAAAATCATTTAACAAACACACACCACGCCCTAAAGCGTATCGTGGCCAAGGAAGATAATATTTATCAGTATGACAACAATAGATTTATACAAAAAGCATAAAGCAGGCGAGGTAAGTCGCGAGAAATTTTTATACGAGGTTAGACGTGACGCTAAGTTACCTTGGATTATTAGTGTAACATCATATGATGATGCTATTAAAATCCTTAAGAACAAGGGTATTATCCGTGAGTCTGTAGAAGAAATTAAAGTAGATACTACTGAAGAAGCACCTATGGAAGAAATGTCTTATGAAGATACTTCTGTAGATGAAAAATTGGAACCAGTAAGTGATGAAGATATTGAAATATATGTTGACGAATTGGGTACAAGTGTTGATAAAAAAATGTTAGGTAAATTCTTCGCTGAAAATAACTTATATGAAAGAGAAGAAGACGCTTTATTGAAACATTATGGTTTCTATAATGACGTTGACGATGTAATGGATGTTTTAAGATTCAAAGACAGATATAAGTCTCGTAGAAGAGAATTTGCTGAGTCTGATTCATTACAAGAAGGTAAGAAAAAACAACCAAAAGCGCTTGACGCGGATCATGCTAATCCATACCAATACCGTTTAGGTATTCAATATGAATTAGAATGTTCTGATGACTATACTGATGAGGGTTTAGAAAAAGCTAAAGCTAAAACATTAAGAAATTTAGCTAAAGATTCTAACTACTACACAACGTTAAATGCTAAAAAATCACCTTACACTTTTAAAGAAACTGAAACTAACAAACCAGGAATGCAAGCAACTGCTGATGGAATGTTGAAAAAAGGTGCTGGTAAGAATGCTAAAGCAAATGTTAAAGATAATTTAGGTAAGAAAGAGCAAGGAACTGCATCTCCAAAAGGTGTTAAGGAAATGACTATGACACCTAAGAAAGCTAAAGGAATTAGCAAAGTAATGGATATGCCTGGTAAACCAAAAGTGGTTAAAGAAGGTGTTTCATTCAAAGATTTTTTTTTAACTGAGAACGAAGAAGTAGAAGTAGATAAGAAAACTAAAAATATTGCTAAAATCAAAGCTAAGTTAAAGAAAGAAACTAAACTTATTAAGTCTAAAACTACAGGAACAACTATTGATGTAGTACCAGATAATCAAGTATCAGACATACAAGCTAGTTTAGCTAAAAAAGGAGTTCAAACAACAACAACAGACGTATAATATACTAATCATGTCCAAACAAGTTTTAATAGAATATTTCTCATTCCAGCCATCACCTCAATCATTGAATGAGGCGAAGTTTAATCCATCTAAAAACTTAATTGTTGAGGGTGTGGTACAACGTGCTGATGCTAAAAATCAAAATGGACGTGTTTATCCTAAAGATACTTTAAAACGTGAAGTAGAAAAGTATGTTAGTGGACCTATCGCTGAAAATAGAGCATTAGGCGAACTAGATCACCCAGATTCATCTATTATCAATCTTAAAAACGTATGCCATAACATTACTAAATTATGGTGGGACGGAGATGATTTAATGGGTAGAATCGAAGTATTACCGACACCAAGTGGTAATATCTTAAAGCAGTTATTTGTTAATAATATTACTGTAGGTATTTCATCTCGTGGTATGGGTTCAGTTAAACCATTAGGTGAAGGTACAGTAGAGGTACAAGACGATTTCGAATTGTTATGTTGGGATTTTGTATCAACACCATCTACACAAGGTGCATTTATGCGTCCAACAGGTGGAACAATGAACGAGTCATATGACCCAACAACAATTGCTAAACCTAGCAAATATGGTAAAATCAACCAGTTAATATCTGAGATTATTTGTTCTCAAACTGGGATATGTTGCATAAAGCCTATCTAGGACTTTATCGCTTAGACATATCTACATATATTTATTGATACCCATATAGGATCTCTAATATCCTATCGTTTTAATTACATACCCTTATATTGTCTCAAATTAAATAGACAATCCCCGACAAAAATTTTATTATGTCAAATCAAGCATTGTTCGCACAAGCGATCGCTGATGCTAAAGCTGTACGCGAAGCCGCGTTAGCTAATGCAAAAGCCGCTCTTGAAGAAACCTTTGCTCCACGAATCAAAGAAATGATTTCGTTAAAACTTTCTGAAGAAGTTGAGGAAGAATTAGACGAAGTTAAAGATGAGATGGAAGAAGGAATCGAAGAGTATCGCATTAAGAAGCCTGCTTCTAACAAAGAAGAAATGCAAGAAACAGCTGATAAGGATGAAGACGACAAACTTAAAGAAGGTGACGACCAAATGGACGAAACTTACGATATGGAAGAATCTTTAGACGAAATCTTAGCTGAACTTGAAGCTTTAGAGGGAGAAGACAAAGGCGCTGACATGGAAGAAGCAAAATCTGATGATGATTCTATGATGGAAGCAGCAGAAGAAGATGATACCATGGAAGAAGCTAAAGATGACGAATTGAAAGAGGAAGAAGAAGAAGAAGAAGGTGAAGAAGAAGGTGACGAAGAAATCACTGAGTTAACTGTTGACGAGTTAAGAGACATCATTCATGATGTTGTAGCTGAGTTAATGGGACAAAGTGGATCTGAAGCTCCTGATATGGAACCAACTGACATGGAAACTTCTGACACAGAAATTACCGACATCGACGAAATGTTATCTGAATTAGATGAAGAATCTAATGATGACCTTTACGAAGCTAAAAAAGAAAAAACCAAAGCTGAAAAAGCTAAGGAAAAAGCTGCTGAAGAAAAAGCTGCTAAGGCAGAAAAGAAAGCAGAAAAAGCTGAAAAAGAGTTAAAAGAAGCTATCAGTGTTATCAAAACATTGAAAGAATCAATTAACGAAGTGAACTTATTAAACGCTAAATTACTTTACGTTAATAAGATTTTCAAAGCTAAGTCATTAGCTGAATCACAAAAAGTAAAAGTTATTAACGCATTTGATCGTGCAACTACAATCAATGAGGTTAAAAACATTTACGCAACATTAAAAGAATCTGTAAGTGAGACTAAGAAGTCTTCATTGAAAGAATCTATTGGTTTCGCTTCTAAAGCAGTTGGAAATGCTCCTAAGCAAACAATTGTAGAAAGCGATGCTGTTATTAACCGCTTACAAAAATTAGCGGGTATTATTAAATAAATTTAAATTTTCATTAACAAATGAGTACTGTTCAATCTTTAATCGAATCTGCTAACCCATGGCAGTCAGTTCAATCTGATGCAAGCAAATTAGCTAGCAAATGGGCAAAATCAGGTCTTTTGGAAGGTCTTGGCGAACAAGACAGAACTACTATGGCTATGTTGTTGGAGAATCAAGCTAAGCAATTAGTTGTTGAGTCTTCTCAAACTGGTACAGGTGGTACATTCACTCCAGGGACTGGTGAACAATGGGCTGGCGTTGCCTTACCTTTAGTACGTAAAGTATTTGGTCAAATCGCTTCTAAAGAGTTCGTTTCTGTACAACCAATGAGCTTACCAGCTGGTTTAGTATTCTTCTTAGATTTCCAATATGGAACTAACAAGAATCCTTTCAAAGATGGTAATTCTTTATATGGTGCTACATCTACAAACTTTGGTAACTTCGCTTCTGGTGGTTTATATGGTGCTGGCCGTTATGGTTACACAATGAACCAAACATCTTCAGTAGTATCTTTAGCTACAGCTTCAGCTGTAACTTCAGCTTCTTTCGCTGATATCCAAGGTGATGCTAACTTCTCTGCTTCTCAAGTAGCAGGTGGTATTAAGAAAGTAGTTGTTGCTGTTTCTAACATCCCTAACTACGATACTTTAGGTGTAGGTGCATTTGTTATCTCAGCTACTAGTAATATTGCTCCTGAGCAAGTTTTACCTCAGTTCACTAAGATCAACGGCAGCAATATCGAATTCTTCGTTACTGCTTCTTCTGGTTTGAATCCATTCACTTCTCCATTAGCTACAACAGTTTTCTATAATAAGCAAACTGATTTTAACGCTCGTGGTGATTTCGAAGATGGTTCTACATACGCTGTTCCAAACGCTCAATCTGCAACTACAATTTCTATTCCAGAAATTAACGTTCAGTTACGTTCTGAGACTATTGCTGCTAAAACTCGTAAGTTAAAAGCACAATGGACTCCAGAATTTGCACAAGACTTGAACGCTTACCATTCATTAGACGCTGAAGCTGAATTAACTTCTATCTTATCTGAATACATCTCTTTAGAGATTGATTTGGAAATCTTAGATATGTTAGTTGAAGCAGCTCCAACTGTTGAAGCATGGTCTGCACAGTCTAACAGATTCGTAACTGTTGCTGCTAACGGTGCTATCACTTATGTTGATAGTTCAGTTGCTGCTGGTGGATACTACAACACACAAGGTGGTTGGTTCCAAACTTTAGGAACTAAAATGCAAAAGATCTCTAACACAATCCACCAAAGAACATTACGTGGTGGTGCTAACTTCTTAGTTACTTCTCCTTCAGTAGCTACTGTTTTAGAATCAATCCCAGGATTCGCAGCTGATACAGATGGTGCAGCAGATACTATGAAGTATGCGTTTGGAGTACAAAAAGTAGGTCAATTAAATAGCCGTTACAAAGTTTATAAGAATCCTTATATGACTGAAAACGTTATCTTAATGGGCTTCCGTGGTAACCAATTCTTAGAATCAGGTGCCGTTTACGCTCCATACATTCCATTGATCATGACTCCATTAGTGTACGATCCAAATACCTTCACTCCACGTAAAGGTATCATGACTCGTTACGCTAAGAAGATGGTTCGTCCTGAATTCTATGGTAAGATCTATGTATTAGACTTAAACACTATCTAGTATTTAACCGTCTAGTTTAGATACCTGAGACCCGAGCCTGTAAGCTCGGGTCTCTTTTTGTCATATTTATATTATATGAGTTTGATTGTAGATGAAATGCCATGGCCGTTGTTTAAACAACAACCGCATATTAATAAATTACCGTTACAAGAACAGGTGAAGCGTTATAATGCTTATCTTGATCAACTAAGTAATTTACACTACCAAAACTGGTATAATTCCCAACCTAAAGGACCAGCTCCAAAACGTATAATAACTAGTGGGTTTCTTCAACAAGAGGACTTATATTATATACTACAAGAAGATGGATCTAAAATTTACATAACTATAGAAGAATAACAATATGCCAGATTTACCAATATCCGGACTACCATCCCTAGTCACTCCAACCTCAACAGATGTATTTGCTATTGTTAATGGTGGCATAACTAAAAAAACAACTGTACAAGCAGTTGGTAATACTGTATTTAACCAAATATCAAATTCAGTTATATTACCTAGTCAAACTGGATCTTTTGGTGTGACTAATTATTATGGTTCATTTTTACATACAGCTTCAATGCTTAACCCAGCACCAGGAACTGCTAATACAATGTCTTTAAGTACAACAGATATTTCTCAAGGTGTTATTATTTCTGGTTCTATTAATGATAAAATTAAGTTTACTAATGCAGGAATTTATGATATTCAATTTTCAGCTCAATTAGACAAAACATCAGCTGGATCTGATTTTATTATTTATATTTGGATAAAACAAAATAACAGTGATGTTCCTATTAGTAATACAGCTGTGACTGTATTAGGAGGTAGTAATGCTAAAACTGTAGCTGCTTGGAACTGGTTTGTTAATGTTAATGCTAATGATTTTATTCAATTAATGTGGGCATCTGCTGCTTCTGATGCTCGAATACAATATAATGCCTCACCTACTTATGGGCCAGCCGTACCGTCATTAATAGTGACAGCTAATAGAGTAGGTTAATATTTATCCATGGTACCAACTAATGCGCGTTTTGCATTTTTTCACTCAAAACCCATTAAAACATGGAGCAATTAGCATTCATTCTACATTGGCATTTTTTGTTAGGTGTAGTAGTTGGTGTAGTGGTAGGCCCACACATCAAAAATTTAGTTTCTAAGTTTAAAAAATAAACTAAAAGCCCTACAGAAATGTAGGGTTTTTTATTCATATTTATATCGAACAAATCGTTATACATGAGAGAACCTAATCGCGAGAGAAAAAGTGAAATCAAGTCAATTAATGTTTTGCAGTTAAATGAAGAGCAGAAAGAAGCAAAACGTTTAATAGTAGAAAATCAAGTTGTTATAGTGACAGGTAGAGCAGGAAGTGGTAAATCATTAGTATGTGCTCAAGCCGCGTTAGATTTTCTTAAGAAAAAACAAATCAATTGCATTTACAATACTAGAGCAGCCATTGAGGTTGGTAGAAGCTTAGGTTTCTTACCTGGTGCTTTAAATGAAAAATTTGACCCATACATGGAGGCATTAGTTGAAAACTTAACTAAATGCTGCGCTGATAAAAACGAAGTACCCAAATTACTTCAAGACGAGAAAATCAAAGCAATACCAGTACAATTTATTCGTGGTAAAACAGTTGATGATATATTAATTGTTGAGGAAGCACAAAACCTAACTAAGGGTGAAATGCTAGCCATACTAACACGTTTAGGTAAAAATGGTAAGATTGTAATCAATGGAGACAATGAGCAAACCGACATTAAAACGTCGACAGGTGAGATGAACGGACTATCGTATGCTATTGAATTATCCAAGAAAATTGACGAGATTAAGTGGATTAAACTCAAGGAAAATCACCGCTCTGACCTAGTAGGTAAGATACTAGAATATGAATATGGGAAATAACTAATAAGTATATTTATATTGGAAATAACTAACTATGGCCAATATAGCAATTTGGGACGGTTCATCAACATTTAATAGCGGCTCAACACCATTCGGATTTTACGATACAGATCCTGCATTCGCTGCGGACGCTGACAAAGTATCAAAATTTTGTGCAGCTCGTTTGGGTTACCCATTAATGGATGTTGAATTACAATCTGGCTCATTCTACGCTTGCTTCGAAGAAGCAGTAACAACATACGGTAACGAGGTTTACTTGTTCAAAATACGTGATAACTTTTTATCACTTGAAGCTACACCTACTGGATCAGCATTAAACAATACTGTAATTTCACCTAATCTTGGTAACATGATTAGAATTGCTGAAGATTATGGTACTGAAGCAGGTGTTGGTGGATTTGTAGATTACCATACTGGATCTCTTGACTTAGAAAATGGAAAACAAATATATGACCTAGATGTATGGGCTCAACAATCAGCATCATTACAACCAGGCGATACAATAGAAGTTAAAGAAGTATTTTACCAAGCACCACCTGCTATTGTAAGATATTTTGACCCATATGCTGGTACAGGTACAGGTGTGCAATCATTATTAGATACATTTGGGTTTGGTTCTTATTCCCCAGGTATTAACTTTATGATGATGCCTATATATTGGGATATTCAAAAAATACAAGCAATTGAATTGAATGATCAGGTTAGAAAGAGTGCTTTCTCATTTAACATTGTTAATAATAAATTAGAAGTATTCCCTGTACCTACAGATAGACCAGGAAAAATGATCTTTAAATATATTTCTCGTATGGAACGAGGAGCACCTGCTAAAGCGCCTTATAGTGGTTCTAATATGGTTACTAATATAAGTAATGTTCCATTTAATAATCCTACTTATCAGCAAATTAACGCTCCAGGTAGACAATGGATCTTCTTATATACATTAGCATTAGCTAAAGAATTATTAGGATATATTAGAGGTAAGTACACTACAGTTCCTATTCCTGGCGCTGAAACTACTTTAAACCAATCTGATTTGTTAACAGATGCTAGAACAGAAAAAATAGCATTGTTAGAGAAATTAAGAGGTGATTTAGATGAAGCGACAAGACAAAAACAACTTGAACGTAGACAAGCCGAAAATGTTGCTATGAAGTCTACTTTTGAAAATGTTCCTTTACCAATCTTTATAGGTTAATTATGGCAATGTTTGGAAGGTCGAGAGACATAAATCTATTCTTATCTGTAAATAATGAGTTACTACATGACGTAATATCTCAAGAGATAGGTTATTATAAGATAATTTTAAATGATGTACCTGCTAATTTATATGGTGAGTCAACTGAAAAAATGTATCTAGGTCCAGTACTAATGTCTTGTCTTATTGAAAGAGGAGACTTTAATTCATCATCAGATGATTTTGGTCAAGATATAGATCGAGCAGTAAAGTATCGTTTTTTAAAAAATGATTTAATAAACGCAAACGTTGTACCTGAAATAGGTGATGTTATAATGTATAATGAGTTGTATTATGAAGTAGATGAAGTAAACCAAAACCAACTTATTCTAGGTAAAGATAATGATTATGCTTACTCAGAAGGATTAGAAAATTTTGGTTCTAGTTGGTCTATTATTTGCTCTACCCATTACACACGTGCAGAAAAATTAGGTATAACTAAACAAAGAATTTAATGTCTAACTATAAACCACGCCCACAGAATAGAAGAGAATTTCTCGATACTTTGGTTATGCCCTATGATCAAAACATAGGTAATCCTAACCAAATTGAGAGTGAACCTCTTGTACCTGGCGCTCCTGAAATTAATAGAGCATTACAAATGTCTCATAAAAATGAAGACACTAAAAAGTTTTCTATTAGTTTAGAGGATAATGATGAGACTATTAAATATTATTTTGATAATGTTATTAAGCCAACTGTTTATAACAATGGCTCTCAAATACATGTACCTGTAATTTATGGCTCACCTGAACGTTGGAAATCAGTTCAAGCAGATGGTTATTACAGAGACAAAGACGGAAAAGGAATGGTACCTCTTATCATGTATAAGAGAAATACTATTGAGAAGAATAGAGAACTAGGAAACAAATTAGACGGTAATATTGTTCATAACGTTCAATTGTTTGAAAAGAGATATACTAAAAGAAACATATATGATAATTTTAGTGTGTTGAGAGGACAATTACCTGAAAAAGAATTTGTAGTAGGTGTAATACCTGACTACGTTACTATCACCTACAACTGTGTTGTATTCACAGATTTTGTAGAACAAATGAATAAGATAGTTGAAGCAATTGAATTTGCTTCTGACTCATATTGGGGTGATCCTAATAAATTTAATTTTAGAGCTAGAATTAACTCATTCAATACAGTAACTGAAGTTGTTAATGATAATGATAGGGCAGTTAAAACTAATTTTGATATTATTTTAAGTGGTTACTTAGTACCTGACACTATAAACAGATACAAAGCAAACTCAGACTTAGCTTATAGTGTTACTAAAGTAATTATTAACGGTGAAACTGTATTAAGTGGACTAGGAAGTTCCGCACCACCAACAGTAAACATTACTTCAGGTGGAGCTACAAATGTACTTATTACTCAAACATCAGGTGTGGATCAATCAACTATAGATTACTTGAATACTAATATTCAACATGATGCTGATATAATAACAACCAATACAGCCGTATTTACAGGTAGAAGTTTTGCTCCGGCCCCACCAAGTTTACCAACTACATCAGCTACTAACTTTACAGTATTTGTAAACGGTCAATTTGCTCCTGCTGGTTCAGTAACAAGTATAACTGATGGTCCTGTAACAGTAACATTTAACACTACAATATTAGGATACACATTGAAATCAACAGATATTATAACATTAATAGGTAAATTCTCGTCATAATGGCATTAATAAGAAGTGAACAGATAGAGAACCCCGTCCATTTAACGGGTAGTTTTAGTGGTAGTTTTAATGGTATATTTGCCAATGTAACTGCTTCTGCTCTATCTATTAATTCACCATATGCTATTGTCACATTAGATGGATCAGGTAACGCCACTGGTTCACAAGCATTAACATATAGAAACGATACAGTATCATTAACAGGTAGTCTATCCATAACTAATACTAATGGTTCATTTGCATTTGTGCAAAACCAAGGTGTAGTGTTATCAATGGAAAGTACAGTTGATGATTTCTTCATTATAAAAAATCGCACCTCAAACGAGACATTGTTCAAGATTAATAGTAGTGGTACGATTGTGTTACGAGACCAACTCACAACGCCACAAGCGTATAGTGGGGGATTGATATATTCCGCATCTAACTTTTATGTTGGTCTAGAATAATATCATATTTATCATTGCACAACACAAAATTAAAATTAGAACATGGCAGCAACATGGAAAAAGGTCGTAGTCTCAGGCTCGGCCGCCCAACTTCAATCACTACAGGTAGATGCTAACGTAAGCGTAACGGGTTCGTTACTAGTTAGTACTAACCAAATCATAACAAGTGCTCAAGCATCTACTAAATTAACTGGTTCGTTTACTGGTTCATTTACTGGTGATGGTACAGGATTAACAGGTATAGCTTCATCTTTAGCCATTTCAGCATCTAATGCTATTGGTGGTGGTGATAGCAATGACGTAATTAATCTTAGAAATGAAGCCTTAGTTATTTCTGGTTCAACTTTAGAAGGTTTGTATGTTAGTGTTGCAAACAATACAGTAAGCATTGACTTAGCTCAAAGTATTAAAACTGACGCTCAAGTTACATTTGCTGGTGTTACTGGTTCATTTAGTGGATCATTAACTGGTGTTGCTACTAATGCTACTTCAGCATCATATGCTTTAACTGCTTCTTCCGCTGTATATTCACTAAGTGCTTCATTTGCAACTAGTGCTTCTCGTTCAGAAAGAGCTGGTATTGCAGATACTACAAAAGCATCATTAACTCAAGGTACTGGTATTACTACTTTCACATTTGATGGTTCAACAGCTCAAACTGTAGAATTAAAGAATGCAAGTTCATTAACAAACAACATTGTAACTAAATGGGATAGTAGTAATGGACAATTAGTAAATTCAAATATTACAGATAACGGCAGTGCTGTTTCAATAGGTTCAGGTATTCCAGTTACTGTTAATAGTAATTTAACTGTTACAGGTGACTTAACAGTTGCAGGTACAGCTAGCTTTAATAATACTCAAAACTTATTAATTGCTGATAGATTCGCGGTGTTTGCTTCTGGTTCTACTTCATTGACTGATGGTGGTATTATTATTGCCTCTTCAACTGGAGGTGGTGGTATTTCAGGATCTGCATTCTTTGTAGAATCAGCTACTGCTGGAGCATATGGTCGTTTTGCTGTTGCTTATGATGTTCATGCTTCTGCTTCATCAGTTGTTGCAGATGAATATATGAACACAACTAAATTTACATCTGCTGATCCATCAGACGCAACTCCACCAACATGGGGTAGTACAACAAATGGTATTGGTAATATGTGGGTTAATACATCAACATCAGATATATACATTTGGGCTTAATTAATATTTTTAAAACTGTTATGATCAATTTAAAGAACGTTATTAATAGAGGAGCTTCTGTACCTACAGAGGCTCCTTCTACTACTACTCCATTCACGTCAGATGAAATTAAGTTATTGTTAATGATGGTACGCCAATCAACATTCAAGGGCGACACCATTGAATCCGTGTACAACCTCGTGAATAAATTACAGACAATGTATAACGAGATTTCTGAACGTACGCCCTAATCATATTTATAACTAGCCATTTTAATTAGTTTCTAGTGATAGAATCTGATTATGCGTCTCCGCAAGGAGAAGTGGGCTTAACAAGTCGTTAAGTAACCAACCGTAATTAGAGAACATGCCAAATTGGAAGAAAGTCATCGTGTCTGGCTCGGATGCCAGTCTGAATTCGCTTAATGTAAACACATACATTTCAGCGTCAACATTTAGTGGAAATTTTACAGGATCTCTTCAAGGCAGCTCTTCTTACGCACTTACATCCTCATACGCTTTATATGCAGCAGTCGCACCTAACTTGGGTACTACGACTACCTTTACGCAGGCGGCATCAGCATCGACTTGGACGTTTACCCACAATTTAAACACGCTTACGCCACAAATTACCGTATATGATTACGGGCGTAATGTAATTATACCTCAAAATATTCAGAGTACTGATCCTAATACTACTGTATTATCTTTCAGCTCAATCCAATCAGGATACGCTGTAATAGGTACAGGTGGTGGTTTAGTAATTACTGGTTCAACATTTAATTTTACTCAAGCATCAGCGTCAAGCACATGGTTGATTGAACATCCTCTTAATACAAAGACACCTATTGTTCAAATATATGATGCGAATTATAACTCTATACTTACAGAGTATATTTCAGGATCAAGCAATAGTTTATTAACTGTTAATGTTGGTGCGGCACAAACAGGATATGCTGTTTTATCTAACGGAGGTAACTTATTCATTAGTGGCTCATCAGCTCGTTTGACTCAATCAATTGCTGCTGTAACATGGAGTTTTACTCACTCACTTAATACAAAATATCCTGTAGTACAGGTATATGATGCTAATGATAGCGTTATTGTACCCGCAACTATCACAGCAATTGATACTAATACTACTCAAATTACTTTCGCTACACCTACAACAGGTGTCGCTGTAGCTGAATTTAGTGGTATAAATGGATTACAAGATAATACTGTAAGTTCATCTTATGCTGTTACAGCATCATCAGCAATCTACTCATTTAGTAGTTCTTACGCCACAACCGCCTCATCAGCTGATGCTTTTATAGTTAGAAATAGTCTAACAGCATCAGGATTAAGATATCCTACTACTGATGGTTTAGAAAACCAAGTATTAAAAACAGATGGCACTAACGATTTAGCATTTGGTGACGTAAATACAATGTATGAAATAGTTTATACAGGTGAAAACATTACTAAAAGTGATCCATTATATATTTCAGGTTCACAAGGAGCAAATCCAATTGTGTACAAAGCAGACGCTGCAAATGCAGCTAAAATGCCAGTAGTATACATTGCATCAGAAACAATTGCCGCAGGTAATACTACAAGAGGCATTGTACTTGGTTTAATTGAAGGAATTAATTTAACTGGCTACCCAGCAGGAACAGAAGTTTATGTTGCTGTAGGAGGTGGTTGGACGTCAACTAGACCTACGGGAACAGCAATTGTGCAAGTGTTAGGTATAGTAACTAAAGAAGGAAATGGAGGCAAAGGATTAGTATTAAATCCAGGTCCAGTAGAATTACCTAATATTCAATCAGGTTTCACTTGGATAGGTGATTCAAACAGTTACCCAGTGGCTGTATCAACTTCATCTTTATTAGTTACTACTTCATCATACGCCACAACAGCATCTGTAGCACCTAGTTATACTTTAACTAGTTCATTCTTAGCATTTACTTCATCAGTAAATGCAACTACAGGAGCATTAAACGTTACTACAGGTGCTTTAAATGCTACTACTGGCGCATTAAACGCAACTACAGGAGCATTAAATTCTAGAACAGGTTCTTATGCCACTACAGGATCAAATACATTTATTGGTACTCAAACCATAACTGGTAATGGTACTGTAACAGGTGATTGGACAGTTCAAGGTAATCTAACAGCACAAACATTTATAATTTCATCTTCAGTATCTTACTTTACTGAATCATTCAGTAGTGGTAGTACTAAATTTGGAGATGATACAGGCGATACTCATCAATTTACTGGTTCAGTTAAAATAACAGGATCATTTGAAGTAACAGGAAGTGTAACTGCAAACTATGGATTTACAGGATCGTTATTTGGTACTTCATCTTGGGCACAAAATGCGGTTGGAGCACCTTATTATGTTCTAACTAGTTCATTTAGCACAACAAGCGCTTCTATCTCATCTCGTGTTACTAACTTAGAAAGTACAGCTAGTGCATTTGTAGTAGCAAGTGCTTCGTTCTCATCTTCAATTGTAACACTAACTAATGCTAGTGCTTCATTAGCCATTAATAGTGGATCTAATAGTACTCGCTTTACAGTATTAGAAAACGCTAGTGCGTCATTTGCTTTACAAAGTGGATCTAACAGTACTCGCTTTACAATATTAGAATTAGCATCAGGTTCATTATCAGCATCAGTTGCCACATTGATTAATATGTCTGCGTCTTATGCTATTGCAAGTGGTTCAGATAGTGCTCGTATAACAAGATTAGAAGGAACAGCTAGTACCTTAACTACAGCAAGTGCTTCATTTGCTACAGTTTCTGCTTCTTATTCTAATCTAAGTGGCTCATTCAGAAGTGGTTCATTTACAGGATCATTTATAGGTACTTTATTTGGTACTGCTTCTCAAGCATTAACAGCATCTAGTGTTAACCCATTAACTCAAATTGTTTCTATTAATGGTGGTTTAAATGTAACAGGATCAACTAACTTATCAGGTAGTGCTGGTACTACAATATTAAGCGCTAATGTAGATACAATTGTATTTAGTGGTTCATTTACTTCTACTGGTTCTGTTTCAATTACTGGTAGTGTAAAGGTTTCAGGTGGTATAACAGGTTCATTATTAGGAACTTCATCTTATGCTGTTCAAGGATTAAGTTCATCTTTTGCTTTAACAGCATCATATGTTGCATCTATTGCTAACTTAAGTACAACTCAAATCGCTACAGGTAGTGTTACAGCTAGTGTAAGTGGTAGTGATGCTACATTTAGAGTAGTAAGTGGATCAAATACATTCTTATATGTTAGTTCTAGTGGTTTAACTACTGTATCTGGTACATTTGCAGTCACTGTAAATAATGTAAATGAATTCTTAATATCATCTACTGGATCATCTCTTGGTAATGCATTAACTGATACTCATAATGTCACTGGTTCATTTAATATAACTGGTAGCTTAATAGTAAGAGGTAATACAACAAGTAGTTTAACAGCATCTCAAGCTATAAGTTCATCTTATGCTTTAACTGCATCTTATGCTTTGAATGGTGGTAGTGGTGGAGGTGGAACAAATGCTTACACTCATACTCAAGCGGCTTCATCTTCAACTTGGAATGTTAATCATGCTTTGAACTCTAGAAACATAAACATTACTGTCTATGATTTTGGATACAATGTAATTATACCTCAAAACATTACCAATATTGATGCTAACAACTCAGTAATAACATTTAGTTCTCCTCAATCTGGAGTTGCAGTGTTTAATCCTGGAGGATTATTTGTTACTGGATCTACATCTGTTTTATCTCAATCATCAGCAGCCGTTACTTGGAGTTTTAATCATAATTTGAATTCAAGACTTATAAACATTGATGTTTATGGTTCTGACTATAGTCAAGTTATACCTGCTAGAGTTACTTTGATGAGTCCAAGTTCATCACAAATTACTTTTGCAACTGCAACTTCTGGTTACGCTGTGGCAACAGTAAATGGTTTTAGTGGTTCTGTTACAAGTGCTCAAAATACAGTTGTTCAAACTGATGGTACAAATGCTACTCGTTACATAACATTCACTGATACTTTATCTGGATTAGGTCCTGTTTACGCTGATGCTGGAATATCATATAATCCAAGTACAAATGCATTAACAGTAGGTACATTGACTGAAACATCAACCATTGAGTTAAAACAAAACATTAAAGACTTTGTGACTCCACTCGCTAAGTTTATGGCTTTACAACCAGTTTCATACAAGTGGAAAGAAAATAAACGTAAAGATATAGGTTTCATCGCGGAACATGTTCAGGAATTATTCCCTGAAATAGTTGCGGAGGATGGTAAATCCATGTCTTACACTAAGTTGACGCCAATTTTAATTGATATTGTACAACGCCAGCAGGAAACCATCGAGGAAATGAGAAAGGAACTAAAGGCAATTAAGAGACATATTGATAAACATTAACATATTTATTTAAGACATACAAATTATCTGAAGGCATGCCCAACAATATTTTAATAACCCCAGGTAAGTCATCTATACAATTTAGCGGAAGCTTAGTAAACAGTATAGAATTACTTACAGACGCTACAGGAAGTGTGACGTTTTATGGCTACGGTACAGGATCTAAAGCTATCGTAACCATCTACGATACATCGTCTGGTTATCTTGGTATTAACCAAGTAAAACCTTCAGCATCACTACATGTTAACTCACCTAGTGGTGGGTTTGCTGCTTTGTTTACAACAGCAACAGCTACTGCATTTGCTATTAGTTCTACAACTAATAATATAATGATGGGTAAGAGTGTAGATGATGGTATAAACGCATTACAAATTGTAGGTAGTGTATCAGCATCAGCATTCACTGGTTCGTTTTCAGGAGGTGTAACAGGTTCATTTACTGGTAGTGTTTTAGCTACTGGTTCGTTTACAGGTTCATTCGCTGGTCAAGTAGTTAGTGCTAACGCTCGTTTATCTGGTTCATTAACAGGATCATTTACAGGTACTAGTACAGGTTCATTTACAGGTATATCATTTGCTACTGGTTCATTAACAGGGTCATTCACAGGAGCTGTTAACGCTACTGGCTCAGTAAGCGGCGCCTTTGCAGGTGCTGTTACTAGTGCTACAGCCAACATGACAGGATCATTTAGTGGTTCTCATATTGGAACTGCTTTATTGACTGGATCATTTAGTGGTTCATTTAAAGGTGATGGTGCTAATTTAACAGGTGTTGTTACAACATTAGCTGTTACAGGTGCTTTATCATCTAGTGGTTTAATGACTAGTGGTACTATTGATCTTAAAACACAATCTTTAACATTAAGTGGCTCGTTAAGCAAAGGTGTATATGTGACATTTGACAATACAACTCGTATTGCATCATTTGACCTTGCTCAAAGCATTTCTCAATCTGCAGATGTAATATTCAACTCTGTAACTTCTAGTTTCACAGGAGCATTTACAGGTACTTTATTTGGTACTGCATCTCAAGCATTAACTTCATCCTACGCATTAAACGCAGGATTAGGATACAATACAACTCAATTTACTCAAACTACACCTACAGCATCTTGGATTATACCTCACACTTTGAGGACACAATCTCCAATGGTACAAGTGTATGATTTAAGTTATAATCAAATTATTCCTAACGCTATTACTGGTGTTGATAATGGTACTGTTAAGGTTGAATTCTTAGTACCTACATCAGGATATGCTATGTTATCTAATGGTGGTGGTTTTAGTCCAACAGGATCTCAAGCATTCTTATCTCAATCATCAGCAGCTGTTACTTGGAGTTTTGATCACAACTTAAACACTAAGTATCCTGTATTCCAAATATACGGTGACAATGATGAAGTATTAATACCAGCAGGTATTAAAGCATTATCTCCTAGTGGTAGTGAAATTTATTTTGCAGTACCAACAACAGGTGTTGCCGTAGCAGAATTTAGTGGTATAAGTGGCAGTTTCGTCTCAACATATGGAGATGGAATGATATCAGGTTCACTTACAATTATAAATAATTTAATCGTATCAGGTAGCATTACTGAATTATCAACTCGTACTGCAAAATCAGATATTACGCCTTTATCATACAGCACAGCCGAATTTATGAAACTTGCTCCTGTGTCGTACACATTGAACAATACAGGAACTAAAGAAATTGGTTTCATAGCTGAGGAGGTACACGATATTTATTCCGAGATATCACGTGATGGACTAAGTATATCTTATACTAAGTTTGCACCGGTTTTGGTTAAAGTGATTCAGGAACAACAACAACGCATTGAGCGTTTGGAACAAATGTTAAAAAACAATAACAATATAAGCTAATATGGCAATATTACAGTCAACAACAATCAGTGGTAGTCTAACAATGAGCGGCAGCACAGCGCTAACTGGGAATGTCACTTTAAATTACTTTTCATCTTCTGTATCAGGAGCTATTGCCCCAATAACTGCTGTTTGGACAGCGGGTGGTGCTTTAAGTACAGCTAGATATGGTATGGGTAGCGCAGGTACTGCTACAGCCGCTTTAGCATTTGGAGGTTATTCAAGTGTAGCTCCTGGTCCATTTGCATGTACAGAAGCATACAACGGTTCATCTTGGTCTGGAGGTGGAGCAATGATTACAGGAAGAGTAGGTTTAGGTGGAGCAGGAACAGCAAATGCTGCTTTAGCATTTGGTGGATATAAGTCAAATTTCCCAAGTGCCATGCTAACTTGTGCTGAAAAATATAATGGCTCTGCTTGGTCATCAACAGGAGCAATGATCACAGCTAGATGTGGAATCGCTGGATTAGGAACCCAAAACGCCGCTTTAGCAGTAGGAGGATGTTTTTCACCTACTCAAGTTAGATGTACAGAAATATTTAATGGTACCGCTTGGTCTGCTGGTGGAGCTATAATCACTGCTAGACAATATGGAGCTGGAGCAGGTACAACAAACGCAGGTTTATTTGCTGGTGGTCAAGGTGCTTCTTTCACTGTCCTAACATGTACAGAACTTTATAATGGATCTACTTGGTCTTCAACTGGTGCGTTAAGTACTGCTAGAGAAGTAGCAGGAGCTGGTACTCAAACAGCAGCTATTGTTTTTGGTGGTACCCCTGCAACCGCTACTTGTACAGAATTATTTAATGGTACTACTTGGTCTACTTCTGTAGCTATGATTACAGGTAGAAGATGTGGAAATGGTGCCGGTACTCAAGCATCAGCTTTAGCATTTGGTGGTAAATGTGTTGGAGCCGCTCCTTCTACAGCAACTACTGAAGTATTCACTGCAGGTACACCAGGTACACCTGGTACTACAGTATTTACTTGTATCAAGTCACTTGACTATTCAACAGTTACAGGAAATATTTCAATATTAAGTGGTAGTTTAGCTTTAGCCCCATTTGCTACTGGTAGCGCCCCAGTTACAGGTTCAGCAGGACAAATATTTTTTGATAGCACAAACACAACTTTAAGAATAAGTGGTGTTGGTAGTGGTGGTGGTGTATGGTCAAGTGGAGGTGCTATGATTACTGCTATTAATAGTCAAACTAGTGCGGGTACAACAAATGCTGCTTTATCATTTGGTGGTTTTGCTCCTACTGTAGTATCATGCACAGAAAGATATAATGGATCAACTTGGTCCACTACTGGAGGTTTAATTACAGCTAGAGGATTTTCATTTGGAGGTGTAGGTACTCAAAACGCTGCTTTATCTGCAGGCGGTGGTAACCCAGGAGCTGCAGCTAATACTGAAAAATATAATGGAATTGCATGGTCAGCAACTGGTAACTTAAACTGTGCTCGTGCTTATTTAGCTTCTACTGGTGTTCAAAATGCCGCTTTAGCAATGGGTGCTTATATTGCTCCTACAGGAAGAACATGTGTTGAATCTTTTAATAGTGTAGCTTGGACTGTAGGTGGAGCTTTAATTACTGGATTACATAGTTCAGCAGCCGCTGGTACTCAAAATGCAGCTTTAACAGTAGGTGGTGATCCTACTTGTACTCAAGCATACAATGGTATAGCTTGGACTATAGGTGGTAACATGATTACTGGTAGAAATCGTTTAGCTGCTGGAGGTACTCAAAATGTTGCTATAGCAATGGGAGGTAATAATGGAGCTATAGTTTCATGTGTTGAAGAATATAATGGTACTACTTGGTCTACAAATAATGCTATGATTACTGCTCGTGAAAAATTAGGTGGAACAGGTACTCAAGCCGCTGCTTTAGCATTTGGTGGTCTCACACCAGCAGCAGCCTCATCTACTGAAGCATATAACACAACAAACATCCAAACATGTTATATCCCAACAATTGAATTTGCAACTCAAGATAAGGCACAACAACAATTGCCTGATATTGAAGGAAAAATATTTTATGACACCAACTCAAAACAATTTAAAGTAACTGGTCAGTCATATGGTGCTGGTACTTGGAGCGTCGTAACGGCTTTAATCTCAGCTAGACAAGGTATTTTTGGTGCAGGTACTTCAACCGCGGCTTTAGCAGCTGGTGGTGATTCTCCAGCAGGAGCTAAATTAACATGTACAGAAATATATAATGGTTCTACTTGGGCAGCGGGTGGGGCTATAATTACTGCTAGATTTTTAGGAGGGGCTGCGGGTACTACAAATGCTGGATTGATATTTGGTGGAGCTACAGGACCAGGAGCTGTAGTAGCATGCACTGAAAAATATAATGGTTCTACTTGGTCTTCCACAGGTACTTTAGGATTTGCTAGATATATTTTAACTGGAACCGGCACTCAAAATTCAGCTTTAGCTGTTGGAGGATATTCTCCCTCTGCTCCAGCTACAGCAAGAACATGCACTGAAAAATTCAATGGTTCAACATGGGCCACATCTACTGGTACACCTCAAGTTACAGAAGGTGGTACTCTTGTAGGTACACAAAACGCAGCTTTATATATAAGTATAAACACTCCAACTAATACTAAATGTGCTATTAAGTTTGATGGTACAACTTGGTACGCCGCAACGTCTACTAACTGTAATCACCGTGTAGCTGCAGGATTTGGCACACAAAACAACGCTGTTATAGCAGCAGGACAAAACCCAGCAATAAGCAATACAACTGAAGAATTTAATGGTGTATCTTGGAATATAGGAGGAAATATAACTACTGCTAGATCATTTACAGCAGGCGCAGGAACACAAACATCAGGATTAGCATTTGGTGGACAAGCTCCATCAGTTGTATCATGTACAGAACTTTACACAATCCCAACTATCACAACAACATGTACTCTTACATCAATAGGTAACGTGACAGCAAATGAAATTAAACGTATTTGTGAACCAGGACAATTATTCTATAATAGAGATACTAACCAATTAGCAGTAACAATTAATGATGGTAATGGTGTTTGGAGTAATACAACTAGTTTAACAACAGTTAGAGCAGAAGCTGCAGGAACTGGTACACAAAATGCCGCTATACTTATGGGGGGTTATAGCTCCCCTACTGGTATTGTTGGGTGTACAGAATTATTTAATGGTTATTCTTGGACATCCGGAGCTGTTTTAATTACAGGAAGGGCTAGACTAGCCGCTTCTGGTGTTCAAAACGCAACTTTAGGATTTGGAGGTGCTACTCCTTCCGGCGCTACAAACGTATCATGTGTAGAAGCATTTAATGGTGTGACTTGGGCAGCAGGCACTGCTTTAATCACAGCTAGAAGATTCTTATTTGGAGCAGGTTCTCAAAATGCTGCTTTAGCATCTGGAGGATATGGCCCTGGTAATCTTTCTTGTACTGAAAAATATAATGGAACAGCATGGGCTTCTAGTGGGGCTTTATCAGCTGCTAGATATCGCGGAGGTGGAAGTGGTACTCAAAATGCCGCTATTGTGACTGGTGGTGCTCCTGGAGCGGGAGCGTGTACAGAATTATTTAATGGTTCTACTTGGTTAACAGGACCTGCTTTAATAACAGGTAGATTTGATAACTCTAACGGCGGACTTCAAAACTCAGCTGTGACATTTGGTGGAGCTACACCAACAAACATAGCATGCACAGAAGAATATAATGGAACATCATGGTCATCCGGAGGTACTATGGGTACAGCTAGAAAAAGTGTTGGCCAAAATATTGGTACTCAGGGTAGATCATTAGCTGCAGGAGGATATGCTCCTGGCGCTGTAACTTGTGTAGAAAAATATAATCATACAGGCGTTACTTACCAACCAGTATATTTCAACTTAGCTGAATTACAACGTTTTTCTACTAAATCTATTTAATATTTATTTGAAATACAATATACAAAACACAATAACGCATGTTAATTCATAACGCAGTCATAACAGGTTCAGTAATATTAAGTAACACGCCCTTAACATACGCCAGTTACACATCAGGATCTTCACCTGTGACATCATCAGTTGGTCAAGCTTATTTCGATATAGCTAGTGAAGATTTACAAGTAACAGGTTTAGGTACAGGAGGTGGTGTATGGGCTAGTGGAGGTGCGTTAATTACAGCAAGAGTAGCTATAGCGGGTACTGGTACACAAAACGCAGCTTTATCATTTGGTGGTTATGTTACTCCAACCCATACTTCATGCGTTGAAAGATATAATGGCACTGTTTGGTCAGCTGCTACTGCTTTAATAAATGGTAGACATGGCTCAGCAGCCGCTGGTACTCAAAACGCTGGCTTAGCAATTGCTGGTTACCAATCAGTAAATACACAAATAACATGTACTGAAAAATTTAATGGTACGGCTTGGGCTGCTACAGGAGGTGTAATTAATGCTAGAGGTATTCTATCAGGCGCTGGTACTCAAAATGCAGCATTAGCATTTGGTGGTGCTACTTCACCATATACAGAAGGATTCAACGGTATATCTTGGTCAAGTTGTAGTGGTTTAATTACAGCTGTAAGAGCAGGCGCTGGTGGGGGTACTCAAAACGCCGCTATCGCTACTGGTGGTAATTCTCCATCTGCTATTGTAGCATGTACAGAATTATCTAATGGTGTTTCTTGGGCGGCTGGCCCATCTATGATTAATGCTAAAAGAGCCTCTAGCTTAGCTGGTACTCAAAATATCGCTTTATCATTTGGTGGTTATGGCGACTCAGGATTAGTAGGAACAGAAGAATATAATGGTACATCTTGGACAGTAGGTGGCAGTATGATTACAAATAGATGTAGATTAGGAGGTTCAGGTACTCAGTCACAAGGTTTAGCATTTGGTGGATCTTCATCTCCAGGAGTTTCAAACACATGCACAGAAGCTTACACAACAACAAACATAAAAACCTGTAAGATAGCCACTATTGAAACAGTAACTAATCAACCTGCGGAACAACAACTTGATCCAACAGCAGGTAAAATATATTATGACAACAACTCAGGCCAATTTAAGGCTGTGGGTGTGTCTTATGGTGCTGGTACTTGGAGTGCTAGTGGTGCAATGATTAATGCTGTAGCTCGTAATGCTGGATTCGGTACTCAAACATCTGCTCTGAGTGCTGGAGGGTATACACCTACAGTAGTATCTTGTGTAGAAGCATTTAACGGCTCAACTTGGTCTTCTTGTACTGGTTTAATTACAGCTAGAAGATTAACAAATGGAGTAGGATCTACTTCTGCTGGATTAGTCATAGGCGGTTTCAACTCTAGTACTTGTGGTTGTACAGAAAAATGGAATGGATCAACCTGGTCTACTACAGGAGCTTTAATCAACGCTAGATACGGTTCTATGGTAGCCGGTACACAAAATGCTGCTGTTTCCGCTGGTGGTAGTGGTGGTGGCTTATCTACTACAGAAAAATTTAATGGTTCAACTTGGGCCGCAGGAAATAATATTAACAATCCAAGACAACTAGGTACTGGTGTTGGTACTCAAAATGCTGCTTTAGGATTTGGTGGTACATGTGGACCGAATGTATGTAGTTGTACAGAAGCATATAATGGAACTACTTGGTATGCTGCAGCTGCTCTTCCTCAACCAACCAACTACCCAATAGGATCAGGAACACAAAACTCAGCTTTATCTATGGGAGGGTATGCTCCAGCTCAACCTACTGTTACAAATAGGTCTTATGAATACAATGGTGTAGCTTGGTCAACAGGAGGTAGTTTAATTACATCTAGAGCAGTAGGTGGTGGTGCTGGTTCTCAAACAGCCGCTGTTGCTTTTGGAGGTCAGACTCCGACTAATGTGACTTGTACTGAACTTTACAACGTCCCAACCACATATACTACATGCACACTTACCTCAATTGGTAATGTGACCGCAAACGAAATCAAACGTATATGTGAACCAGGACAAATATTCTATAACCGTGATACTAACCAATTTAATGTCACAATTAATGGTGGTAATGGTGTTTGGAATAACTCAGCTAACTTAAACACTGCTAGATTTAACTTAGCAGGAGCTGGTACTCAAAATAGTGCTTTAGCATTTGGTGGAGTAGTGAATGTAGATTGTGCTTGTTCAGAAGCATTTAATGGTTATTCTTGGACTGTATCAAGTCCATTAATTACTGCTAGAAGAGCTTTAGCAGGAGGTGGCCAACAAAACGCCGCTTGGGGTGCTGGCGGATTAGCAGCTCCAGCTTATGTAACATGTACTGAATTGTATAATGGATCAGCTTGGGCAGCGTCTGGAGCTTTAAGTACTGCTAGATACCAACTTTATGGTATAGGTACTCAAAACGCGGCAGTAGTAGCTGGAGGATATAGTACAGCTGCTTCAGTAAACGCTTGTGTTGAAGTATTTAATGGTACGTCTTGGTCAGCGGGTTGTGCTTTAGGAGCTGCTCGATACAGAGGTGGTTCAGGAGCTGGTACACAAAACTCTGGCTTAATTGCAGGAGGTACTTTCCCAGCATTATTAAGTTCTTCTTGTAAATATAATGGCTCATCTTGGTCATCAGGTGGTAACTTAAACACAGCTAGATCTCAAGGTAATAACGCTGGTACTCAAAATGCCGCTTTATACTCTGGAGGAACAACACCAACTATTGCCACTTGTACTGAAGAATATAATGGAACAGCTTGGTCTGTTACTTCTCCTTTACTTACAGCAACTTCAAATTTTGGAGTATCTGGTACTCAATCAAGAGCTGCAATGTTTGGAGGAAATGCTCCTACAACATCGGCTGCTACACAAAAGTATAATCACACAGGTATCACATACCAACCACTATACTTTAACTTAGATGAATTACAAAAATACTCATCAGTTTCTAAATAATAATAACATATTTATAATCACATAAAACAAAAAACAAATGAAATATTTCGTTATTCAAAACCCAGGTGTTGAAGGATTTATCACTCACGCTGACAACGCAACAGCACATATCGCTGAATACCCAGGAAACGTATTCGTAACAGAAAACGCAGCATGGGGTGCACGTGTAAGTGCAGTTGAGAAAACAAAAGCAGAAGCTCAAGCTATCGTTGACGCGGTAATTGCTGAAGCAAAAGCTAACTTCGTTCCTAACGAAAATGAGCCAAACCAAGTTGGACCACAAGACATTACACTTCCTTAATGGAGGTGTTTGGCTTGTCCAAATAAATTAGTTACATTCAATAAATTGTTATAACACATATGGAAGAAAATAAAACAAACGAGCAAGTTGAACTAACTCCGGTTAGCGAACTTGCTCCTGTTCTTAATGTATTGAAAGAGCATGACGCTCAAATCATTAAAGAATTAAGAGAAGAATTAACTGACACTTGGTCTAAACGTCAGATCTTTAGAACCGAAACCGAAATGCGCGTTTCAGTATTAAACGACGTTAAACATCCAACTCCTGCATCCAAGTATTGGCAAGCAGTGAGAGAACAGTCAGCTATGTTTGAGAATTTAGTATCATTATCGTTTGAATTAAGACGTAATGAAATTAAGCGTAAAAAATTAGAGAAAAAATTAAGCGAGACTCAAGATGAGTTAGACGCTGCTGAAATCTCTATTGACTTAGATCAAAACATATACGAGCGTGCATCTATGGAGCAAACAGCTAAAGATAGAGTACGTGAGATCAATACATGGTCTGAAATCAAAAAAGAATTAGACAACGGTCAATTCGATAATAAGAATGTTAACACGCATCAAGTTGAAGCGTTACACTTAACATTGTTAAATAGAGCACAAACATTGAATGAACATTCAGATCCAACTGAAGTACAAAACATCATGGGTCCATTACAAACAATGCATCGCTTGAAAGAACAAAACTTGTTAGCTGAAGGTGGTGATGGTAAGACAATTAAGAAATTATCGTTCAATCCAAACGGTCACTTAACACCAGAACTACAAGCAGCACAACCAGAACAAAACCAGTAATAAATGTTTTTATATTCTAAGCCCAACGCGTTACCAGTAGATCTGTGTAACGTGTTGATTCAAAGTTTTGAACAGTCTCCATTACAGAAACGAGGTGCTATAGGGTACCTAGGAGAAACAGTCGAGAAACATGACGTTAAGTCTTCCACTGACATTACTTTTGATCCTTCATTTATTAAAGATCCAGTATGGGGTCCTCAATTACAAGCAGTAGTTGATACTTTATCTCATGGTATGGAAGATTATATTTCTAGGTTTGATATGGCGATGAACAATATGGATGATTTTCGACTGAATGATCAATTCAATATGCAACGCTACACTCCAGGAGAAGGATTTCATGGATGGCATTGTGAGAGAGCAGGATTGACTCATTCAAACAGAATATTGGCTTGGATGTTTTATTTAAACGATGTAACAGATGGTGGTGGAACTCAGTTCTACTACCAACAACACATTGAACAACCACAAGCAGGTAAATTAATTATCTGGCCTAGTGATTGGATGTACTTACACCGTGGTTTAACTTCACAAACACAAACAAAATATGTTTTAACAGGGTGGTACGTCCACTACAAATAAATGTTTTATGTTATTAAGACCCCATCTCCATCAAGAGACAAAAACTAACTTCTCTGACTTTTATTATTTTAAGTCTGCCTTCACAGATGACATGCTTAAGAGATTAGATGACATGATCTATTCTAATGGGTATAAATTTGAGAATGGAAAAACATCTGACTCATATGGTAACTCAAGTGATGATCCAACATCAAATGTTAGACGAATCGCTTATGTTAACCCCGTAGAACACTCAAAATGGTTGTATGACGCACTAGAACCACTAGTATTACAAGCCAATAGAGAATTATATAATTTTGACATCCAATACGTGACTGATCCAATTCATTACGTGATTTACCCGCCTGAAGGAGGACACCTAAGATGGCATATGGATGTAGGGTACGGCGAAGTTAACCGCCGTAAATTGTCACTAACCGTGCAATTAAGCGACCCGAGCGAATATGAAGGTGGCGATTTCCATATTTGGTATGGAGGTGATGAAGGACACTTCATTACTATGCCTAAAGAGAAAGGTACAGTATTAATATTTCCTTCTTTCCTAATGCACCGTGTGACTCCTGTAACTAAAGGAACAAGAAAAGCATTGGTATTCTGGACAGGAGGTGAACCTTATAAATAATAGTTATGGAATTTAATGTAAATGAAGAGTTACTCTTCTATACTCCGTTATGGAGCGTTTATGCAAAAGATTTGGACAATACTAAAATTAAAGAGTATTGTTTAGAAACACGTGAGAAAACTCAAGGTGTACAATTATCAAATAAAGGTGGTTGGCACTCAAGAGAAATACTAACACCATTGCCTACAGAACTAGAGGCATTATTCAAAGATTTAACTGAGTTTGTTAATACCTACTGTGCTAAAACCACTGGTATTTCTGGATTAGAGTTAGGTAATTTTTGGATCAATATTAATGGTAAACATGACTATAATTTACTTCATGATCATTTTGGAGGTATTATTTCAGGCGTTTATTATGTAGACGTACCAACGTCAAACATGGGAAATTTGATATTAGAGAGAAATGACCATATGGAATACTTTTTACCATCACAAGTACAAGGTTTAACTCCATTCACTTCTCAATCATCATCTAAGCAACCATTAACTGGAATGACTTATTTGTTCCCATCATTTACTCGTCATAGAGTAGATAGAAATGATAGTGATTTAGAGAGAATCTCTATCGCATTTAACTTTGTTTTACCAAAGTAATTAGTTATATTTAATTGTTATGAGTGCTCAAGTATTTAATTTGTTCCCGACACCACTGTATGTAAACACATACCCTGGAGATACTACTGAAATAGTAAAGTATTTTGATTCTGCTGAGATGAATGAGACCAATCCTGGTTATGGAATGATCTCAAAAAACAGCTATATCATTGATAGCCCAGTATGTGCTCCATTGTCTAATTGGATAATGGGATGTTTCAAAGAATTTGCGACTGAAGTAATGCGTTATGATTACAAAGAATTACAGTTTGCTCAATCTTGGCTAACATATAAAATGCCAGGACAATTTCATAAAGCACATACTCATCCAAACACACTTATAGCAGGGGTATTTTATTATGATAGACAAGAGGATGATGCCGCTAT